ATGGCACATAGTAATAATATTGAAAAAAAGAATCATAGTAAAAAGAAGAGAACTTATATCTTGTTTTCTTTGCTACTCGTATGTCTTGTAGCAGGGATCGGCGGATACTTTTATTTTAATCAATCTCCTCCTCAAGTAGTGGCAGGATTGCCTGATTTAGATGATCATCTGTCAAGATTGAGTAATGAAGAGATTTTAAAAGCAATGCAAGATCAAGTAGATAAAGACAAAATGCGTATTCTTTTGAAACATGATATAGAAGTTGATAAAGAAGGAAAAGCGAGTGTCGATGTACGTAATAATGGTCAGAATGCATTCAATATCCAAGTAGAATACTATCTAGCATCAAATAATAAACAATTGTATAAATCAGGATTGATTCCTCCAAACAACCGAATAGACTCTATCCCTTTTGAGAATCTACCTGATGCTGGCAGTCATGATGTTAGAATTTTATACAATATTTATAACGAAGAAAAATTGGTCAATACAACAACGATCGATGGTAAAATCAACATTAGTTGATCGCTGATTGAAGGTAACATAAATAAAAAATGGAAGGCTCTGAAAATAGATTATCTATTTTCGAGCCTTCCAATTTTTTATTTAGCTTTTAACTCAATGATAAATTGTTCTTAGTACCAACCGTTAGCTAACCAGAAAGCTTTGGCTGCATCCCAAGAGCCATAACGAGAAGCAACATATTGTTCTGCCACTCTTTCTTGATTGGCAGCAGAATAGTCACCGTTCAAGTAAGAAGAGTCTAATTGGTAACGGCCGATATAACGTCCGTTTGTTGCTGTATAAGAACCGCTAGATTCTTTTTGTGCGATCCATTCTTTGGCATCGTTCGTACCAGTTGAAACAGCGACTTCAGTAGCTGGTGCTTGTTCTACAACTGGTGCTTGTTCTACTACAGGTGTTTCCACAACTGGCGCTGTTTCTTGAACAGGTTCTACAGGTGCTTGAGTAGCGACAGGAGCAGTTGCTTGCTCACCAGTAGGAATAGTTAATTCTTGACCTGAAAAAATCAGGTGAATGTTTGAGATTGAGTTAGCTTCGGCAATTGTTTGGATCAAGGAGTTGTCACCAACGTATTTTTGAGAAATCGTTGATAAAGTATCACCTGATTGAACAGTGTAGGCTTCGTCTGCGTGTGCAGAAGTACCCATAAATAATGCAGCGCCGGCGGCCAAAGTTGTTCCAAAAAGAATAGTTTTAAGTGATTTCATGAAAGATCTCCTTCGTATTTTAAAAAGTTATTTTGATTAGCTGTTTTCGCTAACGAGTAATACTTTACCATGATGAGACATTTCATAGGTGATAAAAACGTAACAGTTTATGACAAAGCTACCTTTTTTGTAATATTCAACGAAACATATGTAATCGAAAAACGCTTTCTTTCTTTTAATTGAAAGAATGTACGTTCTCGTTTTTTGATGAAAAAAATTAGTTAAGAAAATATTAAGCGGATAATAAATATGTTTTTTTCTATTGTAGAAGATAAAATGGGTGGCTATCTATCAGTCATAATAGCTATTCTTAAGCCTAATGACGACAATCAAAGGAGTAAATAATAAAAAAACATGGAGCAAATGGTTGCCCCATGTTCTAAAAAAATCAAATCCCAATTATTGATGTTCTACACGATTGGAGATCATTGGAAAGAATTTCAAACAATAAATAGCACAAATCCCAACAATAATATATATAGCTTTAGCTAAAATAGTCGTAGAGCCGCCTGCAATCGTCGCAACTAAATCAAATTCTAATAAACCGACTAACAACCAGTTCAATCCTCCAACAATCAACAATGTTAAAGCAATCATATCTAATGTTTTCATTGAAATTACCCCTTTCCTATATGACATACTATTATTATAAAACAATTAAAGAATTTGTACTAAAATATTGCCTGTAATTTAATTTATAGTCCTTTCATTTCAACGTTTTATAGAATTTGAAAATTTAAAATAGATATGTCTTGACAATAGACAAGTAAAAGATTAGATTTAGCTGGTTATAAAATAATAATATTTATTAAGGAGAAGAACATGAAAAAAAAATGGATGATTACTGGATTGATTGCATTATTGCTAGGGGCTATTGGTTATACGGGCACACGGTTTGCAGGAGAAGTTTTATTCTGGGGTGGAGAATCTGATATCACTAAGATCAACGAAAATTTAGAAAAACTTGATCAACAGTTAACAAGCCATGACCAAAAAATCACTGACTTAAATAGTCAATTAGCAATAAAAAATCAAGATCTTCAAAATATACAAACAAAAGCGCAAGAATACCAAACAAAGATCACTGACTTGGAAACGCAAAAAAGCCAATTGGTTGCTGAACATGCAAATTTACAAAACCAATTAACTAGTAAAGAAAATCAATTAAATGACAAACAAATCGAAATCAACAATAAGATCAATGAAATAACTCAAAAAATAAACGAAATCAATACCCTAAATAGTCAATGGAATACTAGACTTCAAGAAATCCAGGGCAAATATACAGAGATGCAAAGTACTGTTAATCAATTAAACGAACAAATCAGCCAATTAAATCGAGAAAAAACAAATTTGCAAGCTGATTTAGCAACCGCGAAGAAACAATTAGAAACTATTTCAGCAGAAAATAGTAATTTGAGAAGTTATATCGCACAATTAGAAAAAGCGAGAAACGATGCAAAGCAAACGGCGGAAAAATCTCAACAAATCGTTGATCGCCAAGTGAATAAGTAGACGTTAAAGATACTTTTTTAGAGTTGTTTTTCCAAGGAAAATCACTTGAAAAACGGAACGTTTGTTCGTATAATGGTGATGAGGGGAGAGATGACAATGGAAAGAAAATATGGAACAGTCTCAAAAATCAGAACGATCAAACTAGGGGAACGACCACTGATCCGTTTTACTTTAGGCTCAGAGAATTGCTTGATTGCTAATCATAGTCTTAATTTTATTGCCGATGTAGATGAAGGAATGAAGATATTTGTGAAAGGCTACTATAATAACCGTAAGCAATTTGTCGTCAAAGACTACACGGTATTAGAAAAATCAAACATTGTTGTCGCTTTTGAAAATAGTCTCTTCCCTAAACAGAAGATCATCAAATGAGAGAACAAAGTCAATGTTCGATATTAAGAACTAATGGATTACTCTTATATAGGTAGAAAAATTGTAAATTGACTCGATGAACTGCCTTGTTTTTTTAATAACAAACAAAAAAACTCATGGCATAAACCATGAGTTTTACTTATTTATGCAGACGATGGGATTTGAACCCACACGAGCTTACGCTCACAAGACCCTCAATCTTGCATGTCTGACACTATTCGTTAGTAGGTCTGCATTAATTATAGGAAATTAACCGTAATTTTTTTTGAAGAGTCGAATTTAATATTTTTTATAAATGATCGCCAGAACGTTTTTTGTTCATACATTTCCATATTACTATAGTTTTGTTTAATATTCATACTTAGGAGAGTTTCAAGGTTCTCGATTTTTTGTTTAGTGCTATTTTCTTCAGATGTTAAAGTAAGCTCGCTTAGTTCAGTTAATAATTTTTGCCTATCGTGTTTAAATTCGTTTAAACTGATAACTTCGTTAAGGTAAGCATTTTTTAATCTATCAATTTTCTTTTCTATAGCTTTTTGTTTATACTTATTGTCAGGCAGTTTTTTTTTGACTGATTTTAGTTCATTTATTTCCACACTGATAAGATCGTCTATATTGTCTAACAAACGTGCTTCTAATACGTGTTCACGTATTGACTTAGTATTCAGACATTTAGGATGTTGGTACGCGTATCGGCAAGAATACATAGATTTAGGAGGGTACTTGATACGTGTGCCATCTTTTCTTTTATTTCCCCAGACTGACTTTTGACCTGAGTTCATTTTTTTACCGCATTCACCGCATACTAGAATACCTGAGAACAAATACATATTTTTGACATTAGATTTTTGGTTCATGGACAATTGCCGGTTAACAGAAAAAAACAGTTCTTGGTTTATAATAGGTTCGCAAAAATTTTTGTTATCTCTAAACTCACCTATATATTTTTTATTTCTTAGCATGGAACGAATAGCTTGCATGGTGCGAGATATACCATATTCTTCTAAAAGGAATTTAGCTGTCTTATTTAGGTTAGCATGCTCGTTGTAGTATGCGAATACAGCTTGCGCTATATGCGCTTGATTGTCCGGCTTTAAGCGTTTATCATCTATAGAGTAACCAAGCGGGGTAGAGCCACTTATAACTTCGCCCATTTTCACCTTGTTTGCAAATACAGATTTCATACGCTCGCTTGTCATTTGCGCTTCAAGTTCGGCAAAGCTCATAACTTGATTAATGAATGTTCTCCCATATGCTGTAGTAGTGTCATAGTAAGGTTGAGAAACAGCAATCCAATGGACGTGATTTTTTTCGAGTAATTCTTGTGTATTTAAATAGTGTTTTAACGATCTAAACCAACGATCTAATTTTGTGAATAGAATAATATCAACTAAACCAGAGTTAATATCATTCATTAAGCGCTTAAATTCATCTCGTTCTAGTTTCTGACCGCTTATCCCGTCATCAATATAAATTGAATGAACGATCATATCTTTTTGCGTTTTTACATATTCTTGAAGTGTATCTTGCTGCTCTCTTAAACTATCACCAAATTTTGCTTGTTGATCGCTGGAAACTCGGATGTACAATGCAGCTCTTTTCATAGTGTAATTACTCACTTTCTTTGCTACAATAGACTGTATAGCAAGAGCCTATTGCTAGGTTTTTGATTACTTAACACGTACTTACTTTGGTCGGTGGGACGTGTTTTGTTTTTTTATATTTACTTTATTCTTAGTTCCTGTCCAGGGTAAAGCATGTAGTTGTTTGGATCCATTCCATTCAAATTGAATAATGCATCCATGCTTATTCCTGATCTAGTAGCTATATCCTGTGGGCTTTCTCCTGCTTGGACAGTTGTCGTTACAGTAGGCTCAGATGAAGGCGTTGTTTGTGCTTGAGTATCAGGAGAACTAGTTGTTATTCCAGTATGAGCGCTATTAGTTGCTGCTGAACTAGCTAGATATTCTCCTATAATTTTTTGTGATTCTTCAGTGTAGATGGTGATTAGTTGATTTGCCCATGATTCATAGATAGAATAATCATCAGACAGTGAATAATGTAAATTTGCCATTTGATTAACACCATCAGTCGAGATTATGGCCAGTTTTTCGACTTTATTGTTAGAAATTGCTGCTAGACCATCAATTCCACTAGTATTTGTTGATGCTTCGTTTCTAAACTCCTGAATTAATCCTGGTGTAGCATCTTGAATCTTAAGTGTATACTCACTTAAGATGGACTGATAGCTAGTTGTATCAGCTGTTAACGATGAGTTAGTACTACTATCCGATGTTTCTTGCGCCTTTGAGGTAGTAGATGTACTTATGGAACTTTCAGAGGTGGAACTTAAGCTAGTTTTTGTTGAACTTATCTTAGTTTCTTTTGTAGAACTATTTGAAGTTTTGCTTGAATCAGAACGAGTATTAGCGTTACATGCACCTAAAATGAATACTCCTAGAATAGCAAGCCCTAAATATAACTTTTTCATTTTTTATTTCTCCGTTCATATTATAATGTAAGAGGCGAAAAACAGATATATTGCTCGTGATGAAGCATGGACTATTTTTATACAAAATTGCTCATAGTTTCTCGAACACAGTTTTCTAAGTTCCAAGGAATTTGATAGTATTCCATGAATTTTACTGCATTTAGATGCTCTTTTTCAAAATCGTATTCGTTTGACCATAGGAACAATAAGATTTCAATAGCAATCTTATTCGCTTCAAACTCAAATTTTCTTCTAGCTGAATCAGTTGCGTTGTAAAATGCAGTTAATTCTTCATGCTTCTTTATACAATGTCCAAGCTCATGCGAAATTTCGAAATCAGAGTTTTTATCAAGCAATTTCTTACTTAACAATATTGCTTTTTCCTCAGACAAATAAAAACCACTTCTTTCCATTTCAATAAAATGCAACTCTAAACCCATGTCAGATACTAAGCTTAATAAATGTCTATTAATGTCACTACACAAAATCATCACATCACTTTACTTTTTTTCGGCAGCTCGCTTTGCAGCTAAAACAGACCTTAAAAATTCTACTTCTTCATCAGTTATATCACCACCGTCAAAAGCAAAAATTCCATGTTTCTCAGCTAATGATATTTTATCTTCACGACCTAGGAGGTAATCGACAGATACTCCAAAATAGTCGGCAACTTTTTCTAAATCTCTAGCTTTAGGTTCAGTAGTTTTCCATCTATAAAAAAGATTTTCACTAAAACCTAATTCAACAGCAACTTCTTTCATGCTTTTTTGACGTTTTGCAGCTAGTTTTTTTATCCTTTCAAACAGTGTCATATAAGACTTCCCCAATTCTAAACAAATAAAAAGTACACAAAATGTAACTTGAAGGTTGACTAAAGTACACAAATGTATTATTATTTGTTTGCAAGTTAATTTGATAGAAAAATAGCAAACTAAAACACACCTTATAGCATAAAGTTTGGCGACCAAGTGCGAATTAAAGGTTTTGTTATAGGCGTATTTATCTATGTCTATATAGTATACGAATGTATAATTTAAGTCAACTTTTTTATACAAATTTCTATCATCTTAACTTACATAATTAATGAAATGAGGAGGGAGCACATGTCGAATCTTGATAATGGTCGCGAAGCAATCAAAGCTTTCATGAAGAAAAACAGCATCACTATGGACGATTTAGCAACTGCATATGGGTATACACGAGTTCGTATGCAACAAATTATTGATGGGCACTGGAGTGGTCCAAAAGCGAATAAAACTATTCTAGAAATTATTCGTGACTATCGAATTCGAAGGTAGTGAGAAACCGAGTTTAATGATAGGAGGGGAATTATGGCAAAAGAAGACTTAATTATTGTACTAGAAAACAAACCTTCTTCTGAAGCGATTCGACGAGCTTGGTGGGTTATTGCAAAGAGCATTACCCGTAGGACTGGAGTTGTAGTGGAACCTGTATTTAAAGATGATAGTGAGAAATGATATATACAAACCAACCAGAGCATATGATTACAGGATTTATCAAAAAACGGTAGATAAAGCTGTAAGATAATCGTTCTACTTTGATAATAGGTAATAAATTTTCTGATTACAGAGTAAAAACAATTGCGAACGAGCTAGAAAATTTACGAGTACCCGAAATTAAGAATATGAGGATGAGATTTTGTAATGACTTGACGTGTCTATTATTGAGTTCATGATCTTTATGCTAGTAAAGATCGCCTATTTTAATTTATTACTTGAATCGTTATTTGTAGTGGTACTGATTTTAAATTACTAGTTTGATCTGAAAGGAAAAAATTATGAATACACCACAAATTTTTAATTTCGAACAAAAAAAAGTTCGGACAATTTTAGTAAATGATGAACCATATTTTGTAGGTAAAGACGTTGCAGAAGTCTTAGGATATAGCAACACCCAAAAAGCAATCCTAAATCATGTGGATGAAGAAGACAAGGGGGTAACGAAATGGGACACCCTTGGAGGAAAACAAAACATGACGATCATCAACGAATCAGGGCTATACAGCTTAATACTTAAATCCAAGCTGCCAAGTGCTAGAAAGTTCAAACGTTGGGTAACGAGTGAAGTCCTTCCTACAATCAGAAAATTAGGGATCTACACAAACGTCCCTCAAAGCTTTGCTCAAGCATTGCGACTAGCAGCTGATTTAGAAGAAAAAAATCAACTACTCGAACAACAAATTGCTGAATACGAACCAAAAATCAGCTATCTGGATACGATTCTTTCATCAACAGATACTGTTGCAACGTCTCAAATTGCAGCTGATTACGGAATGTCGGCAATTGCACTTAATAAATTGCTTAACCACCTTGGTGTGCAACATAAAGTTGGTGGTCAGTGGATACTTTATCGCAAACATATGAACCAAGGATATACGAAATCGCACACAAGCGAGATCTCAAAAGCTGATGGCAGTCTAAAAGTTGTAATGAATACTAAATGGACGCAAAAAGGCAGAATCTTCATATATAATTTATTAATTGCTGAGGGTTATTATCCTCAAATGGATTTAGAAGAAATTAGTTAGGGTGGTGTTGTGAATTATCGATTCAATTATTACTATCTATGAACTGTACAAAGAGGAGGATATTTTATGATTAATCTAGCTTTAGTCAATTTAGATGATTTAAAGATTTTGTTATCAGAGCATTCCATTCCAAATGAAGTCTGGAATTCGAAGCAAGCAGCTGATTACTTAACAGTCAGTGTTCCAACTTTGCATAAAGAAGCTGAACTTGGAAAAGTTCCTGGAGTAAGAATTGGGAAAGATTGGAAGTTTTCTTCAATTGCTTTATATCAATATGTATCTAAAAAGGAGGAATCAAAGTGAAAATTACAATTGAAGCAACACCAGAGGAAGTAAAAGACTTAATACAAGGTATTGCGACTAGCAATGAGGAAAATACTACTCAAGAAGAAAAGGGTATTACGGATGTGCTTCGAGGAGTTGACGGAGGGTTTGCGATCGGCGGGATCGAGTATGATCCAGGGACAGGTGAAGGAGCTTTGGAAAAAATGGAAAGTAAAGAGAAAGTCGGAATTACAGTGAACTCGCAAGTCGATACATTTGAAAAATCAAAAGAACTCCTAGCCGACCTAGAAGTTCTAAATGAAAAGTATGACATTGTAGCCACTGTCACTGTTTATCCTTAGTGAATTTAGCAACGGAGTTTTGATTCTGAATAACCCCACACGGAAGGAGGGGCTTAATATGACAGTAATCTATTTACTTATTTTAATCTTACAAATAGTCAATTTAGCTATGTTGATTAAAATTCATAGGGATTAGCTTACTTTTCTTAAAGCATGAGATTCGTTTGTTAGCCGAGATGAGTACAGTATCTGGAATCTCGTCCACAAAATAAGAAAATGTGATTTTTTGTGAAGGGAGCAGATAAACTTCACCTTGAAAGTTATTGCTGGTTTCCAAATCTCTACTAACGAAGTTGGGCATTCTGTAAGGATTAGCTAGACTAGTTGCAAGTTCAATTCCTGAAAAATTGGTAGCGTGCTTTCTATCGTATTCGTCGGCTTTAATCTCGTTCAATTTTGTAAGGTGCTCATAAGGATCGAATTGATTATCTGTAATGATTGAATTTTTTGAATACAAAGCTAATTTTTGTAATCTTAGTGGTTTTGGCGAAGTGTTAACGATAGAAAATTCAATAAAATTTTGTGAGTAAAGCACGTATTTTTCAACATGGCACAAATCTATTGAATATCTACTTGAAAGCCAAGTAAAGACGGATGATCCAACCGCAAGTACCAAAGCGATTAAGGCGATTAATGTATCTGTTGTAAAAACCATTTCCATTTATAGACACCTCTTTTTAACTATATTATACCAGTTTTGGTTGAAGTGTTCGATCCAGAAAAAATAACCCCACACGAAAGGAGGGGCTAAGGTGAAGATGCTAGTTCAATAGAGAATAAATCCATACAAAGAATTCATATAATTCTTTAGGAGCACTTATGAGTCCGACTATCAATAAAAAAGAATTAACGAAAGCGAGGAGTTTATTTTGCGCAGAATCTTGAGGCTCGGCACTTTGTTCTTTTTTTTGAATATCATTTTTAGAGGCGTTCTCTCTTTGGTATTCATAGATTTCCCGAAAGAGTTTTTTTACCTCAGCAATTTCATCAGTATTGGAGTCATGGTCTTTTGTATCAACGTAAGATTTAAGAAATGGTTCTTCAAAGTAAATAAACTTATCATTGCCCTCTATATCGACTGTATTAAAGGCATTTTCAGTTAAGTTGCTGATTGTAGATGAAATTTCCTGAACCAAAATATTAACCCTAAAGTCTACTAAGTTCTTAGGTTGAAGCACAGAATTTAATACTTGATCGATTTCACTTAAATACAAATTCGGAATAGTATTGGCAATTTTGTAAGCAGTATTAACACTTGTCAGATTAGACAAGCTTTCAAGTGATTTAATCGCTGGTGACATTGAATCGATAAAGTTATTGTTCTTATCTAAAAGACTATTAATTACTGAGGAATTAATATAGTTATTTGATGGAAGATTAGTACCAATATTTATAATCCGATTAATTTTTTCAAACCTATCTTGATTTTCGTTGATTATTTTTTCATAGGGAGCAAGATAGTTCTCGATCATATTCATGGAATTCAGAAGTTTTTTGGGGGAATAAATATCCTCATAGTCCATTTTCACACCACCAGTTTTTAATTAATTATACCAAAGAAAAGAGGAATTAAAATGGAAATCATAATCAAAACAACGCCAGAAGAAGTAAAAGAATTATTACAGTCCATTGGAAGTAGCAAGGAACAAATTGAACTCAACGAGCAAACTATTGAAAAAATTAGTTTAGCCTTAGGAGCCAAATGTAATTTAGCGACAGAATTTTGATGACGTGGATAGAACCATCATTTCCGATGATGAATACGGATATATAGGAGGTAAGTTGATGGCGTACACAGTACAACAAGAACACCAAATTCTCAATCTTATCAGACTACGTAGGAAAGAATTGCAAGATGATCGTGCAGCGCTTAGAAAAGCCGATGAGCTTTCAGATAGACAAGCAGAGCTGATTGCGATGGAGCTTGAAGATTTACGCAAGTTAGAAATTAAAAATAGGGAGATAAGACTATGAAAAAGACAGACACGCTTTTTATTGGAGTCATCTTAGGTTTACTCGTACTAGTAGCCCACTACAGCGTAGTGGGAGGAAGTATTTTCGCAAGTCTAATGGTTTTGATAAACCTATTAGATTCGAAAGAAAGGAGAACGTATGGATCGAAAAGAAGTTTTGAAGAAAGGAAAAATGATTGCTGATCGATGGTGGTATGACAATAAGTCAACTATCTTAAGTCAACAGGTAATCAACAAACAAAAGAAATGGCAGGAAATTAAATGAAATTAAGACAAAAAATAAAAGAGTATCTATTTTACAGACATGTTTTTTATTGTCCGGATTGTCGCTATACATTACGTTTTAACAATAATTTACTACAACAGTGTCATCCATGGGATGGACCGTATTGTCCAAAGTGTGGAGAAAAAATACAAAAAAAGTGACTCCGCCTGCAAGCATAAAGTCACTAAAGAAAACGCATCTAAGGAGATGTTAACACATGGAAAAAGAACTTTCCACTCTAGATCAATATTTGACTGACCCTGATTGGGGAAAAATGAATATTAAAGGAACAAATAACCGAAAAATTAGACGAAATCTTTTGACGGATGAAGAACTAGCATGTGATCAAGATGATCTGGGGAATTTTGTGAGTATCTATGACCATGTCTATCTTATCCATCTATCAAAACATTCAAATAAACCAGAATATATCTACGTCATCGAAGATGGCTTGATTGATGCGCTTGAAGAGTACGAGAGGGGAAATTTGATCGATATCTCATACTACGGACAAGGGAAAAAATACATTGCTGAAATGGAGGAAGAATTCGATGAGTGAAGGAACGCAACGCACCGATAACAAATTATTCAATAGCCTATACAAGATAACCGTCAATGATGTGGTCGAAAAAAGAAATAAACTGACTTATCTATCTTGGGCATGGGCGTGGGCAGAAGTCAGTAAGATCTGTGAAGAGGTAGACTACGAAATCTATCGTGATCCAGAAACAAATCGCCCTTATCTTTTTGATGAGAAAACAGGGTACATGGTCTTTACCAGTATCACAGTCAATGGAGTAAAGCGTGATATGTGGCTGCCAGTGATGGACGGAGCAAACAAGGCAATGAAAGATGAGCCGTACACCTATGAAGTTAATGACTATCAATGGAATAACGAAACGAAGAAAAAAGAAATTGTTGGAAAAGTTAAAAAGAGAGTTGAAGCGGCAACTATGTTCGATATCAACAAGACAATCATGCGTTGTCTAGTAAAAAACCTCGCAATGTTCGGTCTTGGTTTATATATCTTTGCCGGTGAAGATATGCCAGAGGATGTTTCAATGCTAGAAGTTGCGAGTCAGCGAAGTAAAAAACTATTTTTGGATGCTTTACAGCTTATTGCTAATAAATATGAAAAAACAATTGATGAAGCGATTGTTGCGTTGACTGATGCGGCTTCTATTACAGCGGATGATAGCAAATGGACTAAACGTGATCTAGGTGTTCTGAAACGAGGTGTTAACTGGTTAGAAGACCAATACAAAGAAGAAGTCAAAGAGAAGTGATATGAGTGTTTAAACCATTAATAGACTCTTATTCTGCGGTACTAAAGAAATTTAAAGGTAACGACATTGGTGCAACGATTAATGAAGAAGTAAACATCGATCGCTTAAAGACGATGTATGACGGTTACGATGGTGATCGAGTCATTGAAATACGCTTTATTGATCCTAGACGATTCACAGCCCAACAAAGAAATTTCATCTATGCGCTCATAGGCGATATTTTCATCGATACAGGCACACCAACGGACTTCTGGAAGGAATTCTTCTACTTTCGATTTGAAGGTGTCACAGGGCGAAAAATAAGCCTCAAGGACGAATCGGATACAACTGTAAGTGACGTAAACATCCTAGCAAATATCATCTTAGATTTTATCTTTGAACATCATATTCCATTCAAAGAAGGTTATGAGATTTTACCAGCGAATCAAGAATACTATTTCTACAAATGTATTACCAAAAGAGTTTGTTGTATCTGTGGAAGAACAGGAGCTGACATTGATCATTTTGATAAAGCGTTGGGAAGAAGGAAACGTAAGAAAATTGATCATTCAGAATACACTTATGCAGGACTTTGCAGAATACACCACACAGAAAAACATCAAATCGGTGTCACTAATTTTAAGAACAAGTATCAAATCAAAGGGATTAAGTTGAATCAAGAAACAATCAAGAAATTGAATATCGGCGGATAAGAAAAAGGTGGTATTGAATTGTCAGACAAACAAAAGAAACGTTATTACTGGCTCAAATTAAAAGAAGATTTTTTTGAAGAAGATACTATCGAATGGCTAGAAGAACAACCTAACGGTAAGGAATATTGCTTGTTTTATCTAAAACTCTGTCTCAAATCTTTAAAAACAGAAGGTCTATTAGTTAGAAATGTAGGAAATTTAATGATTCCCTACGATCCTGAATCCTTGGCAAGATTGACAAGTTCAAATGCAGACACAGTGAAAGTCGCTATGGATCTATTCAATAAAATTGGGTTAATAAAAATATTAGATAGTGGAGAGATATATCTCAACCAACTAAGCGAATTAGTAGGTTCAGAAACAGAATATGCAAGACAAAAACGAGTTCAAAGAGCAAGGGAGGACAATGTCCAGAAGCTGTCTGGAAAAGGTCGCCTAGAGTTAGAGAAAGAGTTAGAGAAAGAGTTAGAGAGAGACAAAGACAAAGAAAAACAAGATGCTCCTGAATTAAAACAGTATTCGATTCAAATATATTCGTATATTGAAAAAAACGGGTTTGGTAGTCCTTATGGGAATACTATGGGGGATAATATCAATTTTTGGTTAAAAGACTTGGAAGAAGCAGGCCTAACCATTGAGCAAGCAGATGCTTGGATGATCCATGGTGTAAATACAGCAATTGAAAATAATAATCGTCGATGGAATTATCTAGAAGGAATCCTTAAGAATCGTTTTAATAAACGCCTATTTAGTAAATCTGCCATTGAGGGAGAAGAAGAAATGCGAAAAAGTCAGCAAGTAAAATCAATAAGTCGGAATTATCAAAAAAATGTCCGTCGTGAGAAATTACCAGAATGGGCCAATAAATCGCAAGAAGAAAAAGAACTTGATCCACAACAAAAAGCAGAAATCGATGCACGTTTCGAAGCATATTTGGCACAGAAAGCTCAAGAGGAAAAAGAAGATGACTGTTAACCACTTTATTGCACAACTTGAAATGATGCGTGTCGAAGAGTTAAGACGAAGTTTAGCTTATGACGATGAGTGGCTCAATGCGTTCCATACGGGACGTGAGAGCGCACTAGCACACGTACTAAAAATATTAAAGGAGGCGCAGAATGAATGTTAGATATGCGAATAGAGGACTATCGGATCGCAACTACAAGTGATTGCAAAAATATCGTTCTCTCACGTGTCGTACGTGATGAGTCTGGAAAGATCCAATATACCGAAAATGCTAAAGGCGAGCAGGAAGAATCGACTTCCTTTATTGGTTACTATCAAACACTGACTATGTGTTTAAGAGCCATACAGCGTGACTACGTGCTGAGAGAAGGTCACGTGATAAAAAGTATTATCGAGTATAAAAAGGCGCTTGAGCGTATTACCAGACAGTTTGAAGAGGTATGCACAATCGAAGGAGGATCAAATGAGTTTATCTAAGCAAGAAAAACGTTTATATCGAAAAAAGATGATGCAGATAATGAGAGGTCGATCCGTTGAGGATCTAACAGACGAAGAGCTTAAGAAGGTTCAGGTGATACGAGGCTTCATTGATTATGACACGATGGACGACTCACACCCTCTGCAAAAGATGAATTTTGAAACATTCACCTATGAAGATTATAAGAGGCTACGAAAAACTGGTTACACTGTCAAAGCCATTAAAGAAGCACTTGGTGTTGGTGGTTCGGTTTGGGCCAAGTGGCGTGAACAAAATATTCCAGATAAAGAAAAAAATCAGTATATAAAAAGAAATCAAAAAAGGAAAAGAATCGCCGTATATCACGATGGAAAAATCTTAGTTCAGGGATTATGTGAAGATATTAGTCGGCAGCTAGGATTGAAGCCCAGCACGATATATACGCATGCAAAAAGGGAAACGACAGACGTTAAGAAACGCACATTTAAATACTTGAAGGAAGAAAAATGAAAACCATCAAAATTGAAATGACTAGGACTGACAACATAAAAGTTGAACTTGATCCAGAATACTTTAACGAAGAATGGTTCAAAGTATTTAATAAATATTTTTATGACTATGAAACATTAGAAGAAATTGCTGAATATATCTCTTATGACATTGTTCATAATCGATCTAATTTTATTGAGGGGGTCGGGATTCCTATGTTCGATGGTGAGAAGCCTTGGGTAAGCGAAGGCGAGGAAATTAATGAACACGTGAATGTCATTTACAATCAATACGATACAGAAGTTGAATGTGAGGCGGAGGAAGACAAATGACTGATGAAACTCTTAAAGATGAATTAGCAGAGACGCTAGAGGACCACATACTTAATCTAGAAAGTGTTCATTTGATGACTGCAGAGTCCATTAAGTATTTGTATGAATCGTTAGTTTGTGAATTAAAAGAGCTTGTCGAGGAGATTAGCAAATGAAAAAAATAATTATACTCATTGTGACTATAGGAATGGTTTTTAGTTTATCGGCATGTCGTCAAGCTACGAAAGTGTCTCATAACGTAAGCCAAGAAGCAGATAACTTCAATGTAATTCGTCGTGTCGCTGTTATGAACACATTATCTAACACAGTAGAATTTGAGGTTATTGGAAGAATCTCGGTAAACACTAGTAATTCTGAAAAGCTTGAGATACTAGTCGAAACGGAAGAAGGAGTTTACAAAAAGCATTTAATCAATATGACGCAGTTCAATATGTACGTGATAGAAGATCTCGCTGGCGCTGAAGTGAACCAATACAAATATGAAGTCAACTATATGCCTGAGAGCATTGTACCTTTCACCATTACAGAAAATAAGTAGGAGGGACAATAAATGGATGCACCAAAAGAATTATATTCAGATGCATTAAGAGGTGCTCGAAATCAACTAAAGGGTGCAAAAAGAGCATATAAAATACAACCTACGCTCGAAAATGAACGCAGAGTAAAAGCGATTCGCCGTAGATGTTCTATTTATGGTGAGTTACAGAAGGGGGACGGCAAATGAGTGATTTGGCTGAATACTGGAGAGACGTAAAACCCTATCTTAAAGAACGTCGAAAACAGCATGTTAAAAGAATGGGGGATTCAGCTACAAAAAATATTAAAGCACTGGGATTCGAGTTTACCCATTACCCAAGCAATCACCAATTTTCAATCAATACACATAAGGGGACCATTGACTACTGGGGAACAACAGGAACATGGATTGAACGTAAAACGAAAAAACGTGGCAAAGGGTTACGTAGTTTAAGAAAGTATCTTGAGTTGGAGGACGGCAAATGAAACGAATATCGATCAGTAAAGCCATTCGTCGATTAAAAAGCTATCTATACACATGCGCTACTGGCGAAGAACGAAAAGGCATAGAAAAAGCTATTGCTATTTTTGAGAGTATGGAGGACAGCGAATGAAATCAATTAACGAGATATCTAAACAACCACGATTGAATAATATTGTGATTGGCGAAGATGGTCTTTCATTCGTGTGGAGTGATGGGAAATGGAATTACGCAGTAATAGCGAGCAACGGTATGGGTTGGGATCATGTTTCTGTATCATGTCACAACAAACGGATTACGCCTTCTTGGGACGTGATGTGTAGAATTAAAGATATTTGCTTTGAACCAGATGAAGTTGTAGTGCAATTCCATCCTGTAAAAAGCGAATATGTCAATATTACAAATAATTGTCTGCATCTATGGAAACCGCAAAATGTTGAAATTCTAACACCACCAATAATTTTAGTTTAATGGAGGAACAGCAAATGATACCGAAGTTTAGAGTGTGGGATAAAAATAATAAATGTATGCACGAAGTTAGATCAATTTGGATTGGAGATGATTTTCCTTTAAATAGTCACGTCGTTTATTCTTTAGGTAATACAGTTGAGGTTATTTTTGATGACATTGAACTCATGCAATCCACAGGACTGAAAGATAAGAATGGCGTAGACGTTTATCAAGGTGATATTATCAAATGCACTAGTGGTTGTCCTCATGAAGTCATTTGGTTAGAGGAATATGGCGGGACGTTTATCGGTGGTATGCCAGCATGGTATCTTTCAGGACTAAATAATGGCTATTCGTGGGCTGGTAGAGAAGAAGTCATCGGAAATATCTACGAAAATTCTGAGTTATTGGAAGAAGTGAAAAAATGAAATTCTTAGACTTATTCGCAGGTATTGGCGGATTTCGATTAGGCATGGAATCCGCCGGACACGAATGCATAGGATTTTGCGAAATTGACAAATTCGCAAGAACTAGCTACAAAGCAATTCATAACACTGAAGGAGAGGTGGAAATGCATGACATCACAACAGTATCAGATGAGTTTGTTCGAGGAATCGGAAGTGTCGATGTTATCTGTGGAGGGTTTCCGTGCCAAGCTTTCTCAATTGCAGGAAAGCGAAAAGGTTTCGAAGATACTAGAGGAACTCTCTTCTTTGAAATTGCAAGGTTCGCATCTATTCTCAGACCACGCTATCTATTCCTTGAGAACGTCAAAGGACTCCTCAATCACGAAGGAGGGGCTACGTTCGAGACAATCCTCAGAGCCTTGGATGAGCTCGGGTATGATGTGGAATGGCAAGTGCTTAACTCTAAAGACTACGTTCCACAAAACAGGGAGCGAGTGTTCATTATCGGACATCTTAGAGGAGAACGTACAAAAAAATATTTCCTTTCGAGAGAGAAAACCGAACAGCTATTGAAAACAATATAAAACCAATTAATGATTCAAAGAAAACAAGAGAACTATTAAATTTTGATAGTACAAATAGATTTTATGATGTATCAGGAATATCCCCTTGTTTGAACACGATGCAAGGCGGAGATAGAGAGCCGAAGATTGCCATTGTAGGAAATATAAATCCTAGCGGAAATGGAATGAATGGACAAGTATATTCATTGAACGGATTAAGTCCTACATTAACTACAAATAAAGGTGAGGGGACAAAAATCGTAGTTCCAGTATTAACGCCGGATAGATTTGAAAAGAGGCAAAACGGAAGACGATTCAAAGAAGATGGGGAAGAGATGTTTACTTTAACAGCACAAGATAGACATGGAATTCTAGTGAGAGAAGCTACATCAAAAGGTTATGCTGAAGCTTTACCTGGCGACAGTGTGAATATTTCTCATCCAAACTCTGAAACAAGACGCGGCAGGGTTGGGAAGGGAATAGCAAATACATTGTTAACTGGCGAAGAGCAAGCAGTAGTTACAGATAATTACAGGATTCGCAAACTGACACCTCGTGAATGTTGGCGTCTGCAAGGTTTCCCAGATTGGGCATTTGATCGAGCAAAACAAGTAAACAGCGATAGTCAACTATACAAGCAAGCTGGAAATAGTGTGACGGTTCCAGTGATTGCAGATATAGCAAAGAGACTGTGAAGGAGGAACAGTGATGGATATAAAGGAATTGATTGAAAGATATAAAACAAAATATGCTGAAGAACCAAAAGATTGGAAACATCCATCTGTGAATGCTTCAAGACAAGATTTATTTGCTAATTTTATTCGTGATTTAGAACAACTAGACGAACCGCAGAAGCCAGTTGTGCCGAAGTTTGTGGCGGAATGGATAGAATATGCTAAAAAGAAAGGCGACAGCCTACGGGGCGCCTTTTGTCCATGGGAATTATACGGAGCTGAATATATCAAAGCTAATAATTGGATTGATGCTAATCAAGAAACGTTTGGTCGTGCTTGGCTAATCGGCTACGAGGTCGAGAAAGAGCCGTTGTATATGGTTCCATTACTAACAGGCAAAGAAGGCCACCAAAAGATACTAGTCGAGCGTAGAGGAGAGTACGACATCATTTGGGATTATAAGAATGAAGGTGACTGGCATGAGTTGCTGACTGAGGAACAAATTAAGTCGGTGAATCCTGATTACTGGAAGCTTGCGGTGCTTTATGAGTCTAGTGAAGAGGTGGTGGAAGGATGAAATATAGAAAGAGACCAGCAATTGTAGAAGCAGTGCAATTCACTCCTAGTGATTCAAAAAATTGGAGAGAGTGTTATGAATTTATCGGTGGTTTTAGTGGCGAACGTAATTTTATTGATGAAACTTGGCGTGAAAAAAATAGAAGCGAAAGAACACCTTGTGTTTCCACAGGCGATGGAATAAAACAACTTACTAATAAAGATTACATTGTAAAAGATGTGTTTGGGAACTTCCATATATATAAACCAGATGTATTTGAAACATAGATGTAGTGCACTTAAGAAAAGTAGAGTCGCCAACTGCGAAAACATTATCTATAAAATTGGAGGAAGCAGAATGAAACTAAAAGACGAATTTTACACTGATACTTATGGGATTGGTGGCTTGATGATGGATCTACCAACTAAGAATCCTATAAAGCAAGAGGAATCAGAAATTAAAGTCGGTGATATGGTTCGTTGTACAGCAGAAGAGTTCATTTATCCAATTAGAGGGTATGTAGAACGTGTGTACAATCATTCAGCAGTTATTCGTATTGAGAATACGATGGATTGTGACAAGGAACTAGTGAAGAGCAAAGCGAATATTGCGGTTGCTCGATTAGTGGATATGGAAGTTATGAAAGCTTAGTTTTGCTCTTTAAAATTTCTTACAAATATGAGTATTTTTCTACAACTGGAAGGAGAAGGAACAATGGCAAAACCTTTGGAGAATATAGATGTTAAACAAACAAGAAAAAATGCAAGGGCAGTATTAAACAACTATAGAAATTTAGAACGTTTAGTCGGACCAGTGAAAGTGGACTTTTCCGTGATGATGATTACTAAGAAGTTTAAACCTATAAATGACAGTCAAAATGAAGAAATTATTGAAGCGGTAAGCATTCGAAATTCGGTTATTGATGCGTTAGTGCGGTTAAGTAAAATTCATTTTCAAGTTCTTTATTATAGCTTTTGTTTTCCTAATAAGATGACCATGTATCAAATTGGGGAAAAGTTAGGATATTCTGACAGAACTATTGAGAGAATGAAATCCGTAGCTTTGATCGAATTCGCTGAGGCATATAAATCAGGTGAACTTATTTCACGTACAAAATAAAAAAGCCGGATTCCTCCGACTTTAATTAATAATTCTGACACAATTATTATATCATAAATGGAGGAATCAATGGATGGTACTTTTCGATGTAAAGAAGTATGAGACACCAGAGGCAAAAGATGTGGATATGGATCGCACAAAACATAATGTTGGTGTTTTTCTTTCAGCATATCTGTCAGCTAGATGTAGAATAGGTCAACCTCGGGAGCCTAAAGTAACGGCATCTTACTCCTTGGTTCCACCTTCTACAGCAAATAATACATTTGAAGCAGAACGAATGTTGATTGAGAGAGAGGAAGCGCAAGAAGAATTTGAGTACTTGCACAAATTATTTGTTCGTGGCTATTCAGCAATTCAGCATCCGCATAAACCTGATGTAACAGAGAGGCGGAAAAAGATATTCTATGATCGCTATATCAACGGTATGTCTATTTATGTAACTGCTCAAAGAAATAATACGAGCGAGGAATCTGTAAAAGCAGAATCGAACAAAATCATCATTCAATTTGCTTCTTCCTTAGAACTGGTTGCTTTTAAGTAGCCAGTTTTTACACTTTTTATACCCATTTACTACCCAAAAGCTTTCCTTTTTATACCTTTTTTATACCAATCAACTACCTAGAAAATGATTTATTATGATAGTGTCGAAAAATTAGGAAACAGGACCTCGACAAAAACAATTTGAAGGGAGGAAATCTCCCTCATCGTTTTAATTAAGCTTCGATAGGCAGCAACAAATAAACTAAAGGATGTGGGGTTCAGCTCCTACAGATAGTTCATATGTTGCTGTCTATTCAAATTAAATCGTTGATAAACAATTCTCAAACATTGCATTTTCTATATGATTGTCATTTTATCTTTCATATTAAAAAAAGGAAATAATGTTATTTTTTTAATTTTGTAATTATCTTCTATTTGAAAAAATAACTATTTATGATAGAATAAATAGAACATATGTTCGGTATAGACGTATACCTTTTAATTAAAAATAAGGGGGTTGAAAAGAATGGGGATTTGGCGTCTTCCGTTTGATGGCGTATTAAAACCGTATGAAGAAGGACAGCAATTTGGTCAAACTTCTTATCCCCGTGGGCGAGGATATTTCCACGATGGTTATGACTTCGGTTCGGCAAAGTACTCCGGTAATTTTAAAGCAGTAAATGACGGGACAGTTATTTATGCGGGATATTATGGTTCAGGGATAGGATATGCAATCGTATTACAAATCGCTGATTACCAAGTAATGTACCAAGAGTTTGGCAGTACTTATTTTGTAAAAGTTGGGGATAAAGTAACTGCAGGACAGCCTTTAGGAACATTGACTAGTACTCACCTACATTTAGGTATTACGAAAAAGAACTGGCAAACTGCTCTTTCAAGCTGGGATATCGATGATGGAACATGGTTAAATCCAATTCCAATTTTAACGTCTGGTGATTCAACAGATGAAGGTACGAAAAATAATGATAAAGGAATGATGAAAATGTTCGCATATAAGTTAGAAGGTAGACCAGAAGTTTATGGTGTATGGGGGAATAAAGTTTTTCATTTGACTACTCAAGAAATGTATAATGATTTTCAAAATATTGTTCTTGATCAAACTGGTAAGCCATGTAAAACATATAGTTGGAAATTACCTAATAATCAATCGACTGTAGATTTGATCGGTCTGATGGCTGAAAAGGCAAATCTATAATTATAATCCAAATTTTAGAGACCACTTTCTGAGTGGTCTTTTTATTTTGCACTGAAAGGGGGAACGATAATGTATAGACCACAATACTTAGAACAGAAGTATGATGTAATCACTGTTTATGGTGGTAGCGACAGGATAGTCTGGGAGCATAGAAGACCATAAAAAACTGATACATATAAACGAAAGGAAAGTAATGAAGCTATTCCCTTTCGCAAAAGGAGAAAGGTCAAATGAGAAATTTTTGGTATGTGTCACTGTCAAATGTCTATCCATATCCGAGTGTAGACGATCCGGTTAGAGTCGTCCAGTCAGTTCAAATCAAAAAGAAGTACTCCATTGTTGAAATGACTAGAGAAGCTACACCGAAAGAAATTGATAAGTGCAAACTTGTTTATTGTGGTCATGGTTATTGGAAAGATGATTATATCCAACAAAATATAGGGAGGTATTTATCATGAAGAATTTTAATGAAGCAGTTTTAAAAATCAATGTAAGCAAAGAGCTATCAAAAGCTTATAAGAAAGCATTGGAAATTGAGAATGAACGTAAGTGGGTAGAAAATCCAATTACCTTAAATGGAGAATCTATTACTAACGTGAAACCAGTTTGGGGTGGCTGTTATGCGAATGTAGAAATCACAGAAAGTAAAGAAGAAGGTAAAGCGGAATTGACCCTCACTTTAGTATCAAGGACTCTGCCGAATTTAAAAGAGGCTGTCAAAAGCTATGAGCGAGATGGATTCGAAGTTATTCAGACTAATTACTAATTTTCAAACCACATGAATTTGGAAATAGTCATTAAGAAAAAGGCTTTTAGAAAGAAGGCGAGATTGCATGACAAAAAATGACAAATACAAACCTACTCCAGCTGAGAAAAAACTATTAGAAGTCTTATTAAATGCTGAAAATGTTGGCAAGTCTGTTCAAGAGTTATGTAATCTCGCTGGTGTAAGTAGAAATAAGTATTATGATGCGATGAAGAAACAAGAATTTGTTGATTTGGTAAATAAGACGACAATGGATCTTATTAAGGGAAAGGCTGCTAATGTCTTGAATGCGGCATATAACTTCGCGCTTACTGAAAAAGGTCACCAAGACAGAAAAATGATTCTTACAATAGCTGGTATCTATGCTGAGAAACAAGAAACTAAGATTACTGGTGATATGAAAGTCAGCAATCCATTTGCTAATCTTTCCGAAGAAGAATTGCGAAAGTTGGCGAGTCGTGATGGATAAAATTGCTTTAGGTGCAAAGATTGAATTAGCGAAACGATTCTTTTTTGATTATTGCCACTTGATTATGCCTGCTTTCTATAAGATGGATAGAGAATATCTAATTTCAGTGTGCGGAGAGTTCCAATCATTCCTCGATGATAATGAACATGATGTCCTGATACTTAATATGCCACCTCGTCACGGTAAATCTTTAACATTAGGGAGGTTTGTTGAATGGGTACTAGGAAATGATCATAGCAAGAAAATTATGACAGGATCATATAACGAAACTTTATCGACAGTATTTTCCAAGAATGTGAGAAACACGATTCAGGAAGTGAAAGCTGATAAAGATATGATAGTGTACTCGGACATATTTGATGCAAATATTAAATATGGTGATGGAGCTATGAACCTTTGGAGTTTAGAAGATGGCTACAATAATTACTTAGCGACATCCCCAACAGGAACCGCTACTGGTTTTGGTGCAGATATAATCATCATTGATGACGTAATCAAGAATGCCGATGAAGCAAATAACACCACAGTTCTAGATAAGCACTGGGAGTGGTTTGTAAATACTATGCTTTCTCGATTAGAGAGTAAAGGCAAAATTATTATCAATATGACTAGATGGCATAGCAATGATTTAGCGGGTAGAGCGTTAAAAGAATTACCATTGAGTGGATATAAGGTTAAACACATCAACTTCCAAGCTTATGATGAGAAGAATGGTAGGATGCTTTGCGAAGAGGTCCTTTCTTTTAAAGATTATCAACGTAAAGTGAAGACAATGGGGGCCGACATCGCTAGCGCCAATTACCAACAGGAGCCTATCGATATTAAAGGCAGATTGTACAGAGAATTCAAAACTTACAGCAATCAATCTAATTATAAAAAGATTTGGCATTATTGCGATACTGCCGATACTGGTAAGGACTACCTTTGTTCGATCGTTTGGGGAGAAACGCTAGATGGCTATCAGGACGTTTTAGACGTCATCTATACTCAACAGCCAATGGAATACACAGAGAGTGCGGTTGCAAACCAGTTGATTAACTTCAAAGTGAATACATCACGTATCGAGCGCAACAATGGCGGTCGGTCTTTTGCTCGTTCTGTAAGAGATAAAGTAAAAGGGAAATGTGCAACTGCTATATCTGACTTCTTCCAAAGCGCCAATAAAGAAGCGAGAATCTATTCCAACAGTCACTGGATTGAACAATATGTACGAATGCCTAATGACTGGAGAACAAGATTTCCTGATTACTATAAGGCGATGACTACTTATCAGAAAGAAGGAAAGAACAAGCATGATGATGCTCCGGATGCTACAACAGGCATCGCCGAAACAATGAACACGAACACAACAGAAAAAATAGATGTCATGAAGACAATCGACACATTCAAAAAACTAGGATTGTAGAGGTGATATAGTGGAACAGAATATTCAGCTATTAAGTGGCAAGCGATTTGATGATGAATCGAACCTTATTTATAAAGTGCCGGTTAATCAATTACCGAAAAGAGAGATGCTGAATCAGCGTACTGGCGAAGTTGAACAGGCAATCGACTTTGAACATGAAGACGTTTGGAAGATGATCGTTGAGTTCATCAAACACCACCGAGCAAAGCAAGTGCCAAGGTTGCAGGAACTGAAACGCTATATGTTAGGCGACAACAACATCAATTATCGTCCGAATAAACCAGAAGTCAGATCGGACAATCGTATAGCAAGTGGCTTTGCAGATTTTATCGTCTCATTTAAGTTAGGCGTATTGCTAGGGAACCCATTGAAATACAGTGGGGATAAGGCGATTGCAGAAAAAATCAATACATTTGCTAGTCAATCGAACGAAGACTACCACAATCAGTTAGTGGGTCGAGATATGATCGGATTAGGTAGAGCGTATGAATGGATTGGCCGTGATGAATACGGCAAGGAAACACTAGCTAAGTTTGACGCGGAACAAACATTCGTCATCTATGACAACACCAAAGATCGCAACTCATTATGCGGAGTTCATTACTATAAAGAAAAGTACCTAGATAGGTCGTGGACGCGAGTTGAACTATATACAAACAGCGGATTCAATTATTATCTCATCGCAGAAAATGATGACTTAGAACATGTCAAAATTGAAGATGGTGAAAGTATTGAAAGTTACTTCGATTCGGTTCAAGTTAATGAATGGATCAACAACGAAGAACGTTTGAGCGACTTTGAGCGTGTACTTGATTCTATAGATGCCTATGATCTTTCACGTTCAGAGATGGCCAACTTCCAACAAGATTCATCAGAAGCTTACTTGGTGATTAAAGGCAATCCAGATACTGCGGACGATGAACAAGGCGACGATGACAACAGCAAGTTAGATGTACTTCAAGCTATGATGCGAGCGAGAATGCTTGTTTTAGGCGATAAGAAGATATATGACGGCAATATAGCAGGCGCTGAACCTGATGCATATTATCTTAAGAAAGAGTATGACGTTGCCGGAATGGAAGCTAACGATAGTCGTACGGTTGCAGATATCCTTCGCTTCACATCTCTTATTGACTTTACAGACGAGAACATAGGGTCCAACCAGTCAGGCATCGGATTCCGTTTCAAGGGTTGGGGGTCAGACAACGATCGCAAAAATAAAGAGCGCATGGTCAAGAAAGCTATTATGCGCCGTCTACGATTGCTCACTCACTCATGGAGCATCAAAGATGAATTGAATAAACCTCAAGGCTTGATTGACACAGTCAAAGCCTTTTTTGTTTCCGATGAACAGCAACAAGAGCAACTTTACAACAAAGTGAACGAAATCCAAATTCAATTTACACCGAATGTCCCGCAATCAGATGAAGAAATCATGAAAGTTATTGCAGGAATGGTTGGCATCGTATCAGATCAAACGTTATGCGAAATGGCTGAGCGCTTGACTGGTGTTCCGTTTGAAGAAGAACTGAAACGATTGAAGGAACAAGCTGGTTCTGGTGTGTTTGATAGTGACAAAGAAACTGATACGGAGGTTGAAGAAGATGAATCTCAAAGAACAGATGATGAATGAGTATCAAAAAAAAGATATTGAAAAGCTTAAAGAGGCTATCGCTGCAACGATGAGAATGGGGAAAAATGAGATGCATTATAGAGCAGATCAAATCAATGATGAGATTCGAAAAGAATTTCAAGAGGGTGGCTTTACTGTTGAAGACTATGAGGACGATCATTCTAAGGCTGACGGTTTGCAGTTAGTTAAATTTAGTTGGTAAGGAGTGAACAGCAATGAAAATCTATAAAGTATATGCTTCAAAAGAAGCTTGTCTGCTTTGGGATGGCAATTGGTGGGATGAATATTTAGGTCATGTTGTGGTAGCCGATAACGAAGAAGAAGCAATTCAAATCGCTTATGAAAAAGGGCTGGTTATTCCAAGAGAACAAGCGACTGTTGAAGAGGTTCTGCCTTTGAAAAAAGGTATTGTGTTGTCTGATTTCAATGCAGGATAGAGGTGATTCAGTGAAATCTCAAGATTACTTCGTCAAGCGTGAAAAAGCTTGGCAAGAGCAACAGATTAAAGATGATAAGAAACGCATGAACGAGATCAAGAAGCGTCTACAATATGCACAAGATGCGATACAGAAAGAGATAGACGCACAGTGGGACAGTTTTTCCAATGGACAGAAAATCACTCGTAGCGAAGCAATGAAGCGAGCTAACGAAATGGATGTAAAAGCATTTGCTCGCAAGGCTAAGAAGTATGTTAAAGAAAAAGACTTCTCACCTACAGCAAACAAGGAATTAAAGCTATACAATCTTACGATGCGTGTTAATCGTTTGGAGTTACTGAAGGCAAATATCGGACTTGAACTGATTGCTACATTCAACGATATGGATAAGTATTTCTCAGGAGAGCTTACTAGCGCTGGTTTGAAAGAATTGCAACGTCAAGCGGGCATCTTAGAAATGACGATCGCTAAAAGTGGTTATGCCAAGCTAGTAGAGCAAGTAATCAATAGTTCGTTTCGAGTGGATGCTTTCGCAACGTTTAGCGAACGGCTTTGGATGTACCAAGCAGAGCTGAAAGCTGATTTGGATAAGTTGCTAGTACGTAGTGTGACTTTAGGACGTAATCCTAAACAGTTGGCACCTGAACTAAAGAGATTCCTTACTGAAAAAGGCAGAGAGAATACTCGTTTCAATACTGAGCGTTTGATGGTCACAGAAACTACTAGGGTTCAGATTGGTATCCAAGAGCGAAGCTATCGGGATGCTGATATTACGAAGTACACATTCATTTCTGAGCCTTCCGCATGCCGTTTATGTTTGCCGTTGAATGGGAAAGTTTTTGATGTTGATAAAATGGAACCAGGAACAAATGCGCCGAATATACATCCATTTTGTAAATGCAGTACGGCACCTTATGTTGATCGTATTGCTTTTGAAAAGATGTTGAAAGAAAGAGGGTTATAAAATGTCTGAACAACTGTTTGTTTGCAATAAGTGTGGCAATTATACACCGCTAGTACAAAAAAGTGACAGATTACCAGACAATGTAGAGCATCATTATGCTGAATGTCAGTCATGTGGGTATCGGTCAACTTTCTTTTATACAAATCCTAAAATCAAAGCTTTGTTGAATAAACAAAAGAACACCCCATTCCTTACGAAGAAGAAAGAACGATTAACCAAGGAAATCAAAAAGCATATGGATGAATTAAGAAATAAAATTGAATTAGAATAAGTATGTGAAAATATTTAAAGCGAAGCCTTAGTCTATTGGGGAAAGGCTTCTTTATTATCGGGAGCTTTGGTAGGTGACAGGCGGCACCTAGGTTCGAATCCTAGCATTCTCGCCCATGTACACCAGAGATAACCGCCTAATTTTTTTTAATATCAGGAAAAAGTATATAATTTTAGATTAATTAAAGCCTGAGTTTGTTAACTAAAGGCTTTTTATTATGCCCTCTACTGCTCGGGGCAATATAAATTGAGCTGTTCCGGCTGACTGGCGTAACTAGTTAAATTATCGGGTAACGGCGTAACCGTGGAGGACTAATCATGAAGGAAAAACGTTTGTTAATGCCAATGAACTTACAATACTTTGCTGGAGAAAAGGGTAATGATGGTAGTGATCAAGGTGCTGATGATTCTGGACAAGGTCAGCACAAAGAAAATATCGACAATGATAATCAAGATGGCAAAAAGGAAGAAACTGGCAAAACATTTTCTCGTGACGATGTAGCAAAAATGATCGCTGCTGAAACAAAGAAGGCAGTCACTGCTGCTGAAGAAAAATGGCGTGCTGAAAAAGACGAAGCTGCAAAACTTGCCGAAATGGACGATAAGGAAAAAGCAGATTACGAGAAGCAACAACTTGAAGCGAAGTTGGCTGAATATGAACGTAAAGAAGTGCTATCCAAGATGTCTGAACAAGCGAGTGAGATGCTGTCTGAGAAAGGCGCTAAGCCTACGAAAGAAATGCTTCGACTGATTGTGTCGGAAGATGCTGAAACTACGTCAAGTAACGTGAAGACGTATTTAGCTTCTGTTGAAGCGGAACGTGAAGCAATCAAAGCGGAATATGAGCGCAAACTAGGTGGTCGAGTACCTTTAGATGGTGGAACCGGCGGATCGGTACAAGGTGAATACGGCAAGCAATTGGCGAAAAAAGCGACAGTGGAAACGCCAAAGCAAACTTATTTTAAAAATTAGGAGGAACTAACAAATGGAAAAACGAGTTTTTGGTTCGAAAAATCAAATTTTAGCTGATGTAAGTAACTACAAGAGTTTATCAGTGGTAGTTGGATCTACAGGAGTTACAGCAACAAATGGACAAGGAAAAAAATATATTCCAGCTGGTACCCCAGTCGGTGGTGATAATCCTTTCACCACCGAGCAAGCAGTTGTGACAGTAACTAACACCGCAGAAGCAGCTGAAGGCACAAAAGGTGTATTAATGCATGACGTTGTATTCGATGCAAGTGCTACGACTGCAAATGGTACATTACTATACTTCGGTACAGTCAATGAATTCCGTTTAGAAGATACTTTAACAATTGTAGATGAAGCAAAAGAAGCGTTAGACGGCAAAGTTTACTTTGTTAAACGCAATAAATAAGGAGGAACCGAAGAATGAAAGTGAAAATCCATAAAGAAACATTAATGAAAATGAATTTACAGTACTTTGCAACGCTTAATATCTTTGACCTAGTGCAAGCACCAAACATTGCCACTTATTGGGCAGAACGAGCGAATGAGCAACAACCATACCTTGGTGAAGAGTTGTTCCCTGCTGATAAACAGTTAGGAATGAAATTGTCTTGGTTAAAAGGCAAAACTGGCTCACCTGTCGCTTTGCGACCATCTGGATTAGATGCTGATGTTATTCCACGTGGACGTGAAGGCTTTGAAGAATTGATCCAAAAAATGATTTTCTTCAAAGAGTCTTACTACATTGACGAAGAGTTGCGTCAAGAATTGAATATGATTAATCAAACAAACAACTCTGCATATCGTGATGTCATTTTGAATCGGGTATTCGATGATGTAGCAGACTTGTTGCGTGGTGCTGCAGTACGTCGTGAGATCATGCGTATGCAACTATTAACTACAGGTACAATCACAATCAAAGAAAATGGACAAGATCATGTAATCAAATATGATTTACCAGAAAACCACAAAGGAAATGCTGCGGTTGCGTGGAGCGATGTTGAAAATGCTGACCCAGTAGAAGATATTGAAAAAGCTATTTTTAAATTGAAAGAAGAAGGTGTGAATCCAGCTCGTGCCATTATGAATAGTAAGACTTTCCGCTATTTACGTCAAAATGCAGCGATTAAAGCGACTATTTTAGGTAACAATGCTAATGCTCAAGCGGCTAAATTATCGAAACAAGCTTTGCTGGATTACATTTCCGAAGAGCTTAACTTAGAAATCGTGATTTACGATAAAGTTTACACTGATTCAAATGGTACGAATAAATTTATTTCAGATGATACATTTGTTCTGTTGCCAGCTCAAACATTGGGCAAAACATGGTTTGGTACTACTCCAGAAGAATCTGACTTGATGTCTAACTCTAATATTGCAGATGTTTCCATTGTTGATACAGGCGTTGCAATCACAACTATGAAGAAACCTGATCCAGTCAATGTTGAGACAAAAGTTTCTATGATCTCGCTTCCTTCTTTTGAGCAAGCAAATGCTGTGTACATTCTTGAAACAATTCCGAAAGGGTAAGGTGATTTAGTATGGCCAAGTATAAAGTAGTTAAAGTGTTCAAAGACGTTCACACGAAAGAAACTTACAAATTGGACCAAGAAGTTGATTTGACGAAAGAACGATTCGAGGAAATCGAGAAGAATCTTGAAGCTTCTGGCGGTGGATTCTTGGTACCGATTGAAACTGATGATAAACAAGAAAAGAAATCAACGAAATCATCTAAAAAGAAAGGTTAGTCATTCGGCTAGCCTTTTTATTTTTGAAAGGAGGCAGTCATGAACGAAACCTTAGAAGAAGTGAAACGGTCGCTCGAAGTTGATAACGAAGAACTGGATAACCAACTTGCTGACTTTATCAAGCGAATTTCAAACCAGTTATGTGTGCGTTTGGGCTTCTTAGAGAGTGTTCCCGCATCTTTAAACTATATCGTAGTTGAATGTACGATCAAACGATTTAACCGCAAAGGTAACGAGGGGATGAGCTCGTATGGGCAAGAAGGGGAATCAATCTCTTACGGAAAACTTTTAGATGAGTTTGAAGATGACATATCAGCATATAAAGAGAAGCAAAGAGAAAATAGCATTCCTCGTAGAGGGGTGGCTAGGTTCTTATGAGATATGACACAGAAGTAACTTTCGTTATCGAAAAAGATGGCTATTATGATCCTGAATTGGGCGAACATGTCGAACCAACTTTAGTAAAAACAGTCAAACTAGGTAATGTTACCGATTTAGGAACTGACCGATCAAAGACTTTGTTTGGAGATATCAAACAAGGAGCTAAAGTCATTCGCTTGCTTAGACCTTATACAAAAGAATGGGATTACGTTTTAATTTTTAACAAGTTAAGGAGAAAAAACGAGAAATTTGAGATTATCACTGAGCGTAATCTTCGATTGAAAAATACTTTTATTGTTCAGGAGGTGGCTTTTGGTGGTTAGGAAGAATGTATCACTTAAAGGTGTTAGCGAGCTAACTAAAAAACTAAAGGCTAATACGAATTTAAAAGAAGTAAAGCAGGTTGTTAAGCAGAATACAGCGGAACTGACACAAGGAGCGCAGCGTAAAGCGCCAGTTGATACCGGTAACTTGAGACGATCGATCAACATGGATTTGAGTGATGGTGGTTTAACAGGGAAGGTGAAGCCAACCGCTGATTATGCACCTTATTTGGAATACGGCACAAGGTTTCAGTCGGCTCAACCATTCATTCGACCAGCTTTCAATAAGCAGAAAGCAAAGTTTAAATCAGATATGGATAAGTTGGTGGAGTAGATGAAGACAAGAGAACAATCAATCTTTGATGAAATGTTCAAACGCTCGCTTGCATTGGGTTACCCGACCTATGATTACAAGCCAGCAAGCTCTGCAAGCTATCCTTTTGTTGAATTCGAAGATACTCAAACGCTTCACTCTACTACCAAATCTCACGTCTTGGGAAATATCGTGATTGTCATTTCTGTATGGGGTTTGCACACAAAGCGAAAACAGGTGTCTGAGATGGCGTCTGCTTTGTTTGAACAAGCGATGCAAGTGAACACATCTGACGTTTATTCTTGGGCGTTAGACAACAATGCAAGCGACATACAGACAGTAACAGATACAAGCACAAACACACCGCTCAAACGAGCGATTATTGAATTGAATTTTAGGTTAATAGGAGGAATTTAAATGGTAGAGGCTAAACAGGGTATTGATTTAATTTTGCTTTACCGAGTTAAAAGTAAAGCAGAACAAGAAGCAGCTTGGAAGATGGCTTTCCAAACAGATCACGAAAACAGCAAAACACGAAGCGCGGATACAAGGGCAACAAAAGATGGCGTCTCTATTAACTTAGGAGCTATCGAGTACACTCTAACCGGTACGTCAATTGCGACTAAGGGCGATGACCATATCGACGAAATGGATGATGCATTTGACAACGGCGAAATCATCGAAGTATGGGAAATTGACAAAGCCGAGAAAGGGACTGGCGAGAATGCTAAGAAGTACAAGGCAAAGTACGCACAAGCATACTTAACCAGTTTTGGTCAGTCGGCTGGGGCAGAAGATGCAGTTGAGTTATCGCTTGAGTTCGGTGTATTTGGACGCCAACAAAAAGGCTATGCCACTCTGACAGACGATCAAGCAGAAGTTGTTCAATACGCCTTTACAGATACAACAAAACAAACACCAGAAGGTTAAGCACTCTTGATTGAGTGCTTTTATTTATAGGAGGATGAATTAATGGAATTAACAATTAACGGAAAAGAGTATTCATTTAAATTTGGCGTGAAATTTGTTCGTGAAATTGACAAAAGAAAGCCTTTCGAACGAGAAGGGAATCAATTTGGATTAGGATTAGTTGCTAGAGTTTTGCCTGAGTTACAAACGGCAAACGTAGCGACTTTATCAGATGTTCTTTATATGGCGAACCAAACTGAAAGCCCAAAAACAGACCAATCTGAATTAGATGATTTCATTGATAATCATGAAGACATCGAGGCTTTGTTTGATGAAGTGATTAAAGAGTTAAGAGAAAGCAATGCGGGAAAGTTAGCAGTGCGTCAGATGGACGAAAACAAACCGAAACAATAACATCCGCCGAAATGTACGAAACTATTCTTATTAACTCATTTCGTTTTTTAGGAATGTCTGATATTCGGCAGATTGAGCTGATGACTCCTTATGAGTACGGAATTCGTATGACAGCTTATCAACTGAAAAAACTTGATGTGCAAGAAGAACTACATTATCAAGCATGGGTTAATCGTAAAGTAAAAGCAGAAAAAAACATAGGTAGCGAGAAAAAACCTAAAATAGTTCCAGTATTTACGAACTTTAAAGATTTCTTTGACAAAGAAAAACTGGAAAAGGAAATTCTTGGAATTAAAATCCAAGATGTAAAACAATCACCTAAACAAACAAAGCTTTTGAAATTGATGAAGAAAGCTAACTCATAAGGAAAGGAGGAAAACTATGGAATCATACAGCCTCGAAGCAATTTTATCCGCTATCGATAGAAATTTTACATCTACAATGAAGGACGCAGACAACTCGATGGTTGGCCTTAACGACAATACTAAGAAAACAAATACTTCCATCCTCGACATCGCAAAAGGTGTCGGGGTTTTTAAATTGGTCGATTCGGCAATAGGAATGGTTAAAAATTCTACAGATGGAGCCATTAAGCGATTTGATACCTTAAATCAGTACCCAGTCGTTATGAGAGCATTAGGCTATTCTACCGATGAAGTTGACAAATCTATGAACAAGCTTACTGATGGGATTGACGGTCTGCCTACCTCATTAGATGAAATTGTATCAAGTACTCAACAATTAGCAATTTCAACCGGAAGTTTAGATAAAGGGACAGATACTGCGATTGCATTGAATAATGCGATGCTGGCGAGTGGTTCTTCATCAGCTGATGCAGCTCGCGGGATTGAACAATATCGACAGATGCTTGCACGAGGAGAAGTGGATATGCAGTCATGGCGTTCGGTTCAGGATACTATGCCGGTAGCTATGGACAAGGTAGCCAAATCTTTTGAAGATAGAGGTGTAACCTCTGTTAATGAGTTATATGATGCTTTGAAAGCAGGAGAAATCACCTTTGATGAGTTTAATAGTAATTTGGTGGAATTATTTGGTCATATGACTGAAGGAGCCGACTTGGCTAAGAAAAACTCTGAGGGTATTCAAAATTCTTTTGACAATATCAAGACAGCGATTGTAAAAGGTTTAGCAAATGTTATAAGGGCAATTGATGACGGATTACAAAATGCTGGTCTAGGATCGATTGCAGAGAACTTCGACAAAATAAAAGATGCGGTAAATGTAGCTTTCAAAGCTATTACAGATAGCATACCACCAGCGATTGATGTTTTAACCAATCTATGGAACATCCTAGATCCTTTTATACCAACTATTTTGGCACTAATTGGATACTTCACAATATTCTCAACTGTCGTGTCCATTCAAAACAAAATTAATACGGTTGCGGATGCATACAAAAAGTGGACGAAAGCTACTGAAGGAGCTACCATAGCACAAAAAATTCTTAATGCAGTAATGAAAGCTAACTGGATTGCAATAACTATATCAGCTGTAATTGCATTAGTAGGAGCATTTATTTACTTGTGGAATACGAGTGACGATTTCCGTAGTTTTTGGATTGGCTTATGGGAAAGTATCCAGGAGATAGTTCACTCATCAGTAGAAGGAATTAAAAATATTTGGAATGACATTTCAGAATGGTTCAAACAAGCTTGGAATGGGACGACTGAATGGTTTAGTGATCTATGGAATAGTATTAAGGATATTTCAGATAAAGCATGGGCAACTATACAAAAAGCGCCGGAAAATGCCGCAAATTTTGTCCGAGAAAAATGGAGTGAATTAACTTCCTTTTTCACCAATTTATGGTCAGATATCACTCAATCGGCATCTGAAGCATGGGAAAACATAAAACAAAGCACCTTAAATATAGTTGATGGGATGATTTCCAGCATCAATAAGCAATGGGATAACTTAAAAAATAAAGCATCAAGTATTTGGAAAGCAATAGCTGATCAAGTTAAAAGCTCACTTGATTTTGTCTTGAAATATATAGGGCCTTTTGTCTCAAACTTTTCTAAGGTATTTTCTAATATCATTGATGCAGTAAAATCAATCTTTACCGAAGTGAAAAATATTATCTTAAATGCTTTTGAAATTATCAAAGCATTGATTGCTGCACCATTGCTTTTCATTATCAACTTAATTACTGGCGACTTTCAGCAAATGAAAGATGACTTAGACTTGATATGGGGGACGCTGGTCGAATCAGTACAAAATATTTGGTTATCGATTAAAAATATATTTACCGTATATATTAGCACCATTGTAAACAGTGCATTACTGTTGTGGGATGGATTCAAACAATCGGTCATTAACATCTGGACTGAGGTTTCTAATCAAGCGAATATTATCTGGAATCAAGTGAAGTCATTCTTCGCCAATTTATGGATAACCATAAAAGACAATGCCGTACAAATGTGGACAGGGCTGAAGCAGTCGATTGTTCAAACATGGGAAGATACTAAAAATAGTGCAATTGAGATCTGGACAAATCTAAAGACATGGTTCTTTGAAACGATTGATACCATCGTCCAAACGATTATTGATAGTTGGACAGGATTAAAACAAGGTACGATTGATTTATTCAATAATACAGTCGAAGGATCAAAAAATATTTGGAATGCTTTTAAAGAGTGGATAAGTAACTTAGTGACGCAGACAAAGGATGGCGTTGTCCAAGGTTGGGAAAATCTAAAACAAGGTACCATCAACATATTTAATCGTATGGTCAATGGTGTCCAAGAAATCTGGGATAGACTTGTAAATGATGTTAACGATGCCGTTAAAAAAGTTACTGGATTGTTTGACACGCTTAAAGAAATAAATCTGTGGGAAGCTGGAAAAGCAATCATGGATAGCTTTCTAGAAGGGCTACAGAATGCTTGGAAAGCAGTTCAAGATTTTGTCGGTGGAATTGGTGATTGGATTCGTGAAAACAAAGGACCGATACAGTATGATAGAAAACTTTTGATTCCGGCGGGTAATGCGATTATGGAAGGTTTAAACAAAGGTCTCACATCGGGATTTGATGAAGTCCAAAGTACTGTTGAAAGTATGGCTAGTATTATTACGGATACTTTTGATAATTCACCGGAGATTGATTTAGCTTCCAACCTGCAAAAAGCCAATAGTAGTATCTCCACTCAGGTCGAACATAATGTGAATATGGGTGGTTCAACTAAACCGGCGATATTTAATGTTAATTTAGGTAAACAATCATTCCGTCATTTTGTCGATGATATCGCGCAAGCGATGGGCGAAGGTGCAGAAATTAATTTAGAATTTTAGGAGGGAAATATGGAAAATTGGGAGAATAAGATGTATGGATTTAATGATACAACGATTAACCGAGAAAATCCTAACCGCTTCCTTCCTACCTCTGCAATGATGTATGACGGAATGTACTTAGAAGATCTTGTGGAAGGGTATCAAACACTGAAGGTTGAAGGGAGAGAGATGTTGTCTCTGGAAATTGAGCAACAAGGGATCCAAATCGGCTCAATTATAACGAATCAATCATTACCGTCTAGAACAATCTCTGTTACGTATAGGTTAGAAGATAACAACCCAGAAAAACTTCAATTCAAATTCAAAGATTTATTGAATTTTTTGTATCGAACAGAGGATGTGGAGATCAGATTTCGAGATGAAAGTGATTATTACTATTATGGTCGTTACGCAACGGCAGATAAAGTTGCAGGTGATTCTAATTCCATTATATCTACTTTTACCATTTATTGCGCAGATCCGTTAAAGTACACACGAGAAGTTGTAACGGATGGTTATATTGGAAATACGATGCGATTTTCAATAACTCCAACCAAGATAAAGGTTACTTTAGAAAAGAGTAATGCTATAAGAATTACAAATGGGGAACAAACAATTAGTGTGACTAATGCAGCGATAAAACCAGGAGATCAATTAGTATTTGATTTTGTGGATGAAAAACTAATGGTTAACGATGAAGACTGGACATCTGTCATTGATTTAGAATCTGATTTTGAGAATTTTATTTTGCGACAAGGTCAAAAAGTTGTCTGCAACAATGGAAAACTTAAAGTTTTTTACAGGGGGGCGACCATTTGAGTGAAACAGTCTATTTTTTTGATCATCTACAAAAAATGATTAAAAGAAAAAACAAAAATAAACTAATTGAAGTCACTCAAGAAAAGGAAATAACGAAGGATCAAAGTGAGCTAATGAAAGACGTTCTATATGTAACAGTGGCTTACGATAAAGAAATTGAAGATGCTCGTTTTATGGCGGTTCGTGAAAGCGAATCGTCATTTTCGTTGTATCGAATAATTAAAACAAATGATCCGAAGGAAATGTTGGAATTCACGGGGATTGGGTTTGCGCCTGATGAGCTAGATGGCTATATTATCAGAGATATCAGGCCAAGTGGACAGCCAGTGTCCTTGTTGCTAAATCGGTTAATGGAATTTACTGATAATAATTGGCGTGTTGAATATGTAGCCCCCACATTACCAGTAATCACTACCAATTTTTACTACGTTTCTGTGCGAGAGGCTTTGAAAGAACTACAAACATTCGGTATGGAGTTTTCTTTTCGTTGTTCTCTAAGCTCACACGGAATTAAAGATAAATGGATTGAAGCGCATAAGCAAATAGGGAAGCATTCGAATATGCGGTTTACTTATGGAAGTAAAGCACTTTCTGTTGTAAAAGAAGTTGATAGAAGCTCAATTGCGACTTCTATTATTGGCAGAGGACGTGGAGAAGAAGTCGGCGACGGTTATGGACGAAGAATCGAATTTGCGGACATTGAATGGAAAAAAACAAATGGCGCACCTTTAGACAAACCGTTAGGAGAAAATTGGCTTGAAGATCCGGAAGCAACAGCAAAATTTGGTATTCCACAACCTAATGGAGCAATGAGAAAAAGAGAAACAGTTGTGATTTTCGATGATATTGAGGATCCAACAGAGCTACTACAAAAAACTTATGAGAAATTGGTGGATGCTTCAAGACCTTTAGCACAGTTTAAAGCTGAGGTGACAGGAAGTGATGTCATTGGAAATACAGTGACAATTCATAGACATGATCGTAATTATCACTATCATACTAGAATCTTCAAAGTGAGAATTAACCGTTTAACTGGCCAGACCTCAATCGAGTTGGGTGACAATTTAACCAAAGATGCACGAAGACAATCAGCGCAGATTTCGAATAGTATTTCTAATCTGGAATCAAATAAGATGACTTTCTACGAATCAACCGAAATCGGTAAATTCCAAGATGACATCATGCGTGGCGCTGGGAAAAATGGTGGTTCGATCCTTTTGATGAATGGTCAAGAAACTGGTATTTCTGACGGCAGAGAGCCTTATCAGATGGTTTTTATGAATGGTAAAAGTATTGATACATCTGACCATTTTTTAGTTATGAACTCAGATGGGATTGGTTTTATCGAAGGTGATTTCTGGACCGATGAATTCAAAACTGCATGGACGATTGCGGGTGTGTTTAATGCCAATTTTATTCAAGCAGGAAAAATTAGGGCAGATATCTTTGAAACTTCGTTCAACGGTGCTGGTGATCAATTGAGAATGGCTAATGGTATTATCCAAGTCATCAACAATGGCGCAAAAATTATGGAGTTGACAAAAAATGGGATGGAATATTTTTATGAAGGTTCGAAAGTTGGTGGCATGACCACTATCGGCAATCCTTTCCCAGAACTTATTCTTCCTGAGGGACAAAGAATTGAAGGAAATTCAATATTTTTGAGAACTGAAGGAAATAACCGGTTTATCGGATTATCTGCTAGGAATGGAACTGGAATCATCGTTGGAATGAATCAACTATTTATGATTCAGAGAAGGTTAGATATGATAATCGATCAAGTTCAAGTGACTGGTAGATTAGATGTAAAAGAATTATATGTGAATGGTGTAAAGATAGACAATAATGGCGGAGGTGGTAGTGGTGGCGGGAATGGCGGTAGTTGGAATGGCCAGTACCCACCAGAAATTACTTCGGATCGTGATAAACGCTATTGGCAAATTTGGGCGATGGCAATCGGTGCAGGATTCACACAACAAGCCGCTGCAGCTCTTTTAGGAAACGCTCAAGGAGAATCTGATGCAAACCCTACTGCAGATGAAGGAAATGGTGCGCCGGGATTTGGTTATGGCGTATGGCAATGGACAGATAGTACAGGGTCGAGCAGTGGTCGTGTGTATATGATTAATTTAATGACTCAAGCCGGAATTACTGAAAATCCTGATACTATCACAGCACAATTTCAATTGTTAATGTGGCATGCTCCGAATGGTCAATGGATTGCGACAAACGCCTATCCTTATACATGGACACAATTTATGAACCTTACAGATATCGCTACCGCAACAAGAGCGTTCGAAAAGAACTTTGAACGACCATTAAATGATCACCCCGAAAGAGTCGGTTGGTCAACTAATTGGTACAACCGATTTAAAGATTTATCTATCCCACAATCAGCTGGATATATTACGCCAATTAGCGCACCAGTTCGAGTGACTAGTGAGTTTGGTTGGCGTACAAGCCCTATCACCAATGCACAAGAATTCCATAATGGCATCGACTTAGTGAATAACAATCCGAATACACCTATCTTTGCTTCGAGTGAAGGAGAGGTCATTGTTGCGGGGGCCGAATATTTTAGTTGGTACGGTAATTATGTAGTCATCAGACACTCAGATGGTATCTACACGGGGTACGCCCATTTAAGTCGTGTAGACGTTTCTGTGGGGCAAAAGGTTTCGCAAGGACAACAATTAGGATTGATGGGAACAACTGGTCCGTCTACAGGAGAACATCTTCATTTTCAATTTATGGATGAATTTTATCCCTCGTCAAACGCTCGATTCCATAATCCGCGTAATTATATTGATTTTTGAGGAGGACACACATGGCAGAGACAAAACATAAACTAATTTTATCTACAACAGAATCGAACTACGGGATTAATCTAATCCGCATACGTCAAGGGGATGTGCAAACTCAAAAGCTAGTGGTAGAAATCGTTGAGCATAGTACGTTAAAAACATTCGATGGCCTAGTGCCGTTTTTCATTAATACAACAAAATTCAGCGAGAACCAACCGGTTGAACAAAAAGTCCAAGAATACAGTCCGTCACAAGCAAGGCTGGTTTACACGTTAAGCGAACCGGACTGGCAATGGGGAGGCGAAAATACCGCTCATTTTAGTTTTCGCTCATTAAATGGGGATGGAACGTGGAGTGAGCAATTCAGCACGCAAGATTTCACTTATCGTGTGATTTCTGGAATAACTAGAAGCAATCTTCGAGATTCAGGTTACGTTTGGACTTTTGAAGATCTTCTAAGAAAGTTCAGAGACTACATGAGTCAAGGAGAAAAGGATTGGGAACGATGGATTGAAGACAATCGAGAGATATTAGAGAGCGTGGATCCTGGCGGGATGATCATTACTATTCTGAATGATGCTAAAGGGGATTATGACAGTTTATCAGCTCGTTTAGAGGAAATACAGTACAAGATGTTCTCAGTTCCAACAGGAAGTGATCAAGTCCTTAGCGGATTAGTCGATAGTCGCTTCAATCTTCTAACCGGGGAATACGACAAAATTATTCCCTCGAGGTTAGAAACAGTGATTAGAAATGTAAATCCTAAACATTTCAATGTGGCGTTTATTACTGACACACATGTCGAAAAACAAGCTTTAAGTATTGAAGGAATTGATCCAAAAAATTTCGAACTGGCAAGACGCTGGAATAGTATTCGACGCTTTCAAGAATTGGGGAAGGTGTGTGATGTATCTGTTTATGGTGGAGATAATGCGAATTGTCATAGTGGACGAATTCATATTCAAGGGGATGTAACAATCCCTGAAGGAAGGACGCATGCACTATCTCTACAGAAACGATTTGTCGCTTTAGCGACGGTAGGGAAAAAGAATGTGATATTGTGTCGAGGGAATCATGACACCGGAAAAATTCCTTATGCTTGGTACGGGCACAACCCACAAACTTGTTTAAATGGTGCGGATATGAAGAAATTGTATAACGGCACTTATGGCGGAAAAATTTTTGAAGAGAAAGGTGTCGCCATCTATCGTATCGACACGGATGATTATAGCGATGCGTTAGATGGAGAGGGAAATTATATTGAATTCTCTGGTGCTATTCAAAATGGAGCAGTAGGGAAAATCAGTGGCGTTCAGCTAAAAGACTTAGGAGAATTTTTGTTGCATTTAGACCGTAGGCATCATGTGTTACTAGTTGGACATATTCCTTTAGAAAATTCTGCGACGGGTGTTTGGAATACAGATGCCTTGCAACAGTTATTAGATGGGTTTAAGCAGGGGAGCGCTGTCACTATTGATTACGATCAATTGAAAGGGGAGCCAGTTCCTGGTTATACAGGACGGCAAACATTTGATTTTAGTCAAGGAAAGGAGAGCTGTGGCGGGACAATTATTGGTTATGTTTGCGGACATTGGCACTATGACACAGCGAGGGATTTAGGAACGACAAAAATAATTGTTTGCACTTGTGCCTTTTCTTCAGATGAGACTGTTTCACCTGAAGATTATTCTGCTTTTTGCCATATAGCTATCGATAAAGATAATCGTAGACTTCGAATAAAGGGAGTAGGTCGATCGACCGATCGAACATTTACGTATTAGGAGGTGAATTTTATGGAATTGACAGACAAGCAAAGAGACAAAGCCATTTTATTTATTTTAGAACAGCTAGCGATCCACCTAGATGGAGATGAGCAAAATCCACATGCAATTGCGACGGAAATGGGGGCAGGGTTAGCTTCTCCAGAAATTGTTTCATTGGCAAGAGGACATTTAATTAAAGATAATTACATCGATTTGAAGTACCCCTTCTTTGATTTACCCTTCGGTCGATATGCAACAGTATGGAATGGCAGCGGCGGCTGGGATAGTATTGATACGCCTGATACAGTTAGCAAAGGGGATTTAATTCAGTTACATGTGTTAGGTGAACATGCAGCTAGAAAAGTTTTTTTGATGATATCAGTAACCAATGGGTCTATTTGGTATATGAATACAAGCGAAGTTGGCGGCGGAGGAAATAACAATTCGACTGTCTGGAAGAATATTAGACAAACGACGATTCTTTGGAAGGGTGAGGCTGGCATAAATGAGGACATGAGACTTGTCGAGAGTACAAGGCGATTTAGGACACTAAAAGTAACTGTCTCAGGAATCATCGGACAGACAGTTGAGATTCCCGCTGTAGATAACCCAGTCCTATCACTTGCAACGGTGGCGAACACAGCAAATGAAGCTTATACTGTGCGAATTAATTTGACCGATATGCAAAATCAACGGGTATTAAGAATGACAAAGTGTCGTTTAGTAACGTTTCGACCGACTGGAAATCCAACATTTACTGATGATACAGGTTTTAAAATCACTTCTATTGAAGGAATCTATTAAAAAAGGCGGTGAGTAGATGGCGAGAAAAATAGGAAAGGTGATTGTTCCAACAAGACCTGTCAGCAGGGCTACCGAAGTTACTGGTTTTACTTTCAAGTCATACGATAAGAATGCTGGTGTACTAAGATTTGAAATCAAAAATCAAGATGGAAGTCCCACAGATTTGCTTGGCGCAACTGTACGACTTTTTATGTACATTTATCAAGAGAAAGAAAAAAAAGAGTTCCCGATTTTTGAAAATCAAATCATTACCGAAAGCTACATGCAAGGTATTGTTAAGTATCCTATTCCCGACATGTTGCTTTCTTACGAAGGGAAAGTGGATGCGAACATTTACATTGATTTTCCTGATGGTAGTCATACGGATAATTTAGCTTTTACGTTTAATATTGAAAAGTCTGTTATTGATGGCGATGTTCAATTGAATGGGGAATATTACTTCAAAGATTTCAAACAATTACTTGAAGGCGTGGAACAAGAAGCAACTGATGCAGTAAATACAGCATTGGAAAATGTAGATAAAACGATTCAAACTGCAAATGAAAAAATTAATAATTTTGTCACGCGAGCTACTGAGGATATTGAAGAAACTGTGGAAGAAGTCACAGCGCAACTTCAAGAAACTAAAGATGAAATTGATAATATTTCCAAAAACACTGCTTCTTTGCAAGACGACTTAACTGTACTAGAAGGAAAGATGAATGAAACTAACCAACAACTCGGTGACCTAGGTAATTTAAAACGGATGTACTCAAACAGTATTGATTTTGGGGACTATGACTATTCTGGTAATCCTAACTTATTACCGCCTGTTAGTGCTCAGAACTTTACCTTAGGATCAGGGGCTACTGTTAGAGATGGTGAAGATGGAGAGATTATATTCACGTTAGATGGATCAAATACCTTTATCCGATATAATACTAGTGCGAGAATGCCGGCAGTTTTACCAGGGGAAACCTATACAATTAGTGCAGAAATCAAGTTTCATTCTGATATCGTAGGTGATGTTAGTAACCTGAGATTTACACTTAATTATTTAGCAGGTGGGGCAACTGCCTTAGAAACATCAAGACCTATTGCAGATACGAGTCGTGATAAGTGGATACAAATATCACGTACTCAGATTCCCAATTTTTCAACAACACCTCCTACCCAATGGTATCTAGCACTGCAAGACGTGGTAACTGCAAATCGCATTACTGGTACGATTTCTCTAAGAAATTTAAAAATAGAAAAGGGTTCTGCAGTTACGCCTATACAAGCTAATTTATTACTAGCACCTTATGAGATTAGTAAAGTAGCACTTAACTCTAATTTAGCACACAATGGGATGATGCCAATTGCGAACTCAAACTATCTAATTAATTCGTATCCATTATTAGGACACATAGGTTTAGGAGACAGTATAACAATCACACTAAAAGGTACAAAAATTGGCACTAATCCATTTCGGATATTTATGCTAAGACGTACTCAAAATGCCGTTATTGTAGGAAATGAATTTTTGGGAGACATGGTTAGTGTTGATGGCTTACCTGATACATGGAGACTAACTGTACCTAGTTACCGATTTGATGATAAAGATTTGGAGCAAGTGCTAAGAGTATATCAAGGTATATCTAGTGCAAACTTAGGTGCCGCAACTATTACATGGTGTAAAATTGAACGTGGCTTAGTGGCAACACCACCAATCACATTCTACAAATATTTTGGTGAAGGTTTGAAAGACAGTAATAATCCATACGACTATAGCTGGGATGTTACACCTGAGTACACTGAAACAGAATTGAACGACTCTGTAACACTTTCAGATCCGCAAGAAGTTCCTGCTTTGAAAAACTTTACAGGCGGTTTACAGGCTGAAGGTAAAGAAGTGGCAACTAAAGAAGATACGAGAGAAATAACTTACTCCGGAACAGCAACAGTACCTACCAATCTTACAAATAATATAAGTGAGATTGTCTACGTATTTAGACGAAAAGGATCCATAGTGACATTTTTCGCTCGAGTAAATGTCACGAGTGCAAACGGGCTAACGAGTTTGCCGAATACATTGGAATTGCCAAACGGGTTTAAGCTGTCACAAGAAATCTCAAACGGGGTTCGAATGGTTCCGATTGATGTTCAACCACTGTATCTACATGAAACTAATCGTAGGGATTGCGCTGCTTTAGTCGAAGGAACAAACCTGCGTTTTGGTTCACTTAGAGCGGGAAATCACTATCTAAGCGGTGTTTGGCTAACTGATGATGATTGGCCAGAAAATTAGAAAGAAGGTAATATGGTGAAAAAGATCTGGAAGTATGGAAGAACTGGCGGAGAATATGCTGGTGAAGTAGTAGATGACTTACTTGTAACAGTACCGTTTACGGAGGTTGCGCCACTTGAAGGAACACGTGAAGATGGCGAGCCTTTATCGATTGAGGACCAAGCATTTGATCCAAAAGAAAATCGTTGGATTGTCTTAACGAATGTTTTAGATCATAACAAACTAAATAATTTAGAAGCAATGTACCATGTTTTAGAGTCAGAGAATGACAACCTAAAGCATTTAAATAGTAAATTGATGCTTAATGATGTAGTGATTAAGCAAGAGAATACGGCTTTAAAAGAGAAAGCAGATAGTTTAGCTCAAATAAACTCGAAAACAATGCTTGCTGTAAATCAATGCACACAAGACATTACAAATATAAAAGAGCAATTGAATCCTGAAACCGAAGGAGGAGAAGAGAATGTTTAGTTTTGATGACGTGAAAATGATGTACGATTGGGGTTGTTTCACTGATGAACAAGTTCGACAATTTGTTCCGTTGTGTATTACAGATGATGAAGCAGATAGAATTGTAAATAAAGTAAGTTAGAAAAGCGTACTCAAAGGAGTGCGCTTTTTGTGTGTGATAAATAGGGAGAAGGGTGGAAACATGGTGATTATTGATAATTTGGTTTTGTTATCAGAGTTTAAGAATTTAGTTAGCAATGTCTATATTCAAATTTTTGTCTGGATTGTTATTGCAGATATTATTACAGGTATTTGTAAAGGAATTGCTGGAAAAGAAGCAAATAGTACAAAGGGGTTAATGGGTGTAGTGAAGCACTTATTAGTGGTTGGGCTTGTTCTGGTTGCTTATCCATATCTAAAAATAATGAATTTCGAAGGTGTCGCAACAGCTTTCGTTCTATCTTATATAGCTGTTTACGGGATCTCTGTCATTGAAAATTTGGGACAGTTAGGTGTTTATGTACCGGATTTTGTAAAAGATCGATTTAGCAAGTTGAAAGACTCTACTGAAAAGCAAGAAAGCAAAAAAAATAATTTAGGGGGAGAAAAGGATGCGGAATAAAGAAAAATTTCTAACTGACTATAACGAAGTAGTTAAACCAGAAATCCAAAATGATGAGACAGTAGTGGAGGATGCAGCGCATACGTTAAACCATTCTGCTGAACCAGTATTTATTGTTCCAGCAGAATTTACTAAAACTAATAAAGATGAAAAATTTTTTTTCGAACAAAAGGAACGAGAAAAAACAGACAATCCAAATGAAACTATGTTGGATTGGTTCTACACAGGAAGAGGTGGCGAATAATGACAATTCGATCAAATGGTGGCGGTCACGGCGGACGTCAAAGCGGGAGCAACTGGATGGACCCAGGAGCAGTTGGAAATGGTAGACGTGAAGCGGATGTAGTTCGTACGATTACACAAAAAATGCAAGCAATTGCATCTGTAGCTAATACTAGTGATCAATCAGCAACTACAGTAAATCAGAATTTACAAAATCAAGTGAACGCAATGAATTCAGCCGGTAATGGATGTGCAATCACAAATCATTTAAATGCGTTCAATGGACAAGCAACTGGTGCAGAAGTTTGGTATTGGGCAGGAAATGAAGAAGCACGAAAAAAAGCTGCCGAAGTATCCGCTGCAATTGCCAAAGCGTTAGGCATTGTGGACAGAGGAGCGAAAGCAACGACTAGTTTATTCGTTCATAGAAACACGAACAGTGGTGTAAACGTGCTGTTAATCGAGTGGTGCTTTATTGATAATGCGAATGACATGCGCAGGTTAGATCAGAACATGGATCAGGCAATCCGTGCGGTGATGAATGTGCTTGGCTATAATACAAGTGGTACAGCAAGTTCGAAGCCTAAAACCCATGATGACTATGTTACTAAAAGTCCAATACAACATGGGGGCGGCCAACAAGCAAAGCTTGAATTAATGAAAGAAGTTAAGAAAGGGATTTTGACAGCTCGAGGGTGGCAAGGACCGGGTAACCATCGATTTGCATATGTCTTCTTAATGGATCGAACCACAGGTAAAGAACTTGCGCGTGTATCTGTAACAGGAATTGTCCGGAATGACGTGAACAAGCACTTGGGAGTTCCTAACGGTTTACGGTATGGCATGCAAGGTGATTTTGACATGAGCAAATTTGTTGGGAAAAATGTTTATATCATGTTTAGACGCACGAATGATTCAGCTGGCAATACAAATGGCGGACATCAGGATTTTCATTTTAAAGATTTAGCTTTGACGATTCCTAAACGATGAAAAATAGCCCCTCGATGAGGGGCGATACATGAAAATATATATAACATTTTTGTTACAAATTTAATGTTATGAATATCACAAAATGTTGTTTTAATATCATAAACGTTTAACTTGAACTTATGTTCCCCGTGTGTTAAAGTGATTTTATAATCCTCAAAGATTATATCTGCTAAGAAGCCCAGAGGCTATTGTCTTTAGGGCTTTCTTTTGGTTTAATTATGTTAGCAGATATTATTTTTAGGAGGAAGAACTATGGACATCAGTTCATTAAAAAAAATTATTAGTGAAGCGGATATTGCGAATGAAAAAAGTTTTAATCTTTCATTTATTGAAAAAAGAAAAAATGGTTATACGGCTTACATACCTGTTTTAGAAAAATCTTTAAGAGAAAGTTTAAAGAATTTATATTTAACTTCACTTGAAAAAAATATTTTCGATTATGAGCAACAAAAATACAATGAATTAGGCAGGGAAGACGATGTATTAGATGTTTCAGATTTAAAAGTAGGAAACATTGAAAATATTATTGAAGAAATTTATAAGCAAGAACATCGTTGTTTGGATTTAACAAAAATGAATCTGGATAAAATCAATTATTACGTAGTTAAAGTATTTGTTAACGATCAAACTATTTACCTTTTCAGAAGATTTAATAAACAGAAAAAATTAAGAAAAGGTATAAAAGGAAAATTTGCTGGAAATAGTTTTGTAAAAATAGATAATGAAATAATAGGTATTGACGACGAGATTGATATAATTGTTTTTAACGATGAAGCATTAATTATAAATAGATATGCACTTCAAACCATATTTGATTTAAGTGATTATTTCTTAGGAAAGACAGATCAGGCAATGAGAGTAATTGAAGGTTATGGAAAAATTAATAATTTTGAATTATTTGAGAAGGATTGCAAAAATGATGGGACTGCTATAAAAAGATTAACAAAAATAGTAAACACACCAGAATTAATTACTGGATTTTTTGATAATATAGTTCAATTACCTAAAGTAATAAAGGATTTGTCCCTAGTTATAAGTATGGATCCTGAAGGTAAAGTAAATTACGAAGGAAGCAGAGATGAACGTACTCAAATTTTATCATGCATCGCTGACAAGTATTATATTACTTTACTTCAAGGAAAAGTAGGAGAAGATAAACTTAAATAGAAAAAGAGGTGAAAATAATGAAATCTGGCTTTCTGATGAATATAACAAAGACTTTTCTTTACTTATCATCTTTTTTTCCATTATTTGTCTTATTATTTTTACAGAATATAAAGGTTAGAAAAGATAATAAGAAGATGAATTTATCGGAAATTTTACGTCAGTTTTGGGATAAAGGATTAGCTCCAGAAACTTTTTTTTGGTTCGGAGTTATCTTTTTTCTAATAGCCTCTTCGTTAAGTATATTTCTATTTTTTATGTATGTTAAAGGAGATGGTACGCCAGGTAAATTGATAGGCTCAAATTTTGAAAGAGCAGATACTTTAGGATATATAGTGACATATATTGTGCCTTTGACTTCAATGGATATAAAAAGTTATAGAAGTTTATTGATTAACTTTATTCTCTTTTTTATCATTGGAATTTTTTATATCAAAAATGACCAATTTTTTATGAATCCCATATTCAATCTTTTAGGATATAATATACTTTCCTCGGATGGAGGATGTATTTATATAACTAAACTTAGTCCGAGAAAAATGAGAGAAATATCGAGAGAGGGGGAAGAAGTTTCACTGAGATCTATTACAGATGATATTTATGTTGTAAAAGCTTATAATTGATTCCCTCAACCAATCGTTCTTGGTTTCTCTCCAAGCATTTTCAATCTACCAAAATAGCTCACTTATATAGGCGTATATAAGATGGTATGATTTTTCAATGAATTTCGGAACATAACGATGTTATGTTGTGAACTCATCTCAGGAGAGTGAACGATGTTTAATAAAAAATAATATTGAAAGGCGAAAGAACGATGAATGATAATTTGGATTATGAAATGGTAAAAATATTGACACAACCTGTCGTGCCTCTTTCTTTACATTATTTAACTCCGAGAAAAATTATGGGGGCTACGAAATGGAATAAGTTGAAAAAGGAATATCAAGTTAAAGCAGATCATCACTGTATGATTTGTAAAAGTTATGTAAGTCATAAACCAGGAAATTGGCTAGAGCTTCATGAAAAATATGATTATGATTTTGAACGGTTAGTTCAGAAATTAACGGGATACGTGTCTATTTGCCACAGTTGCCATATGTACATCCATCAAGGGATGCTTGGTGTTCAGTTGCAAAATGGACAGGTGTCAGAAGAGACAGTACAAGAAATTCTTGATAAAGGAGATAAGCTCTTAGAGGTATTTGGATTAAAAAAGATAGAATATCCGAATAGAGAAACTTTTGAAAATCCTAATTGGAAATTAGAATTCGAAGGGTTTTTTTATCCGAAAGAGGTTTAAAATGTGCTAAATTTTCCAATAAAAGACCTCAACCAATCATCCTTGGACGAGGTCTTTTTTACGTTCTTTAATTAATTGTAGCAACTTGTTTATATTTCGAATCAAGGCCTAACCATTGATAATATAGCGAGTTTTTCTCTGATCAAAAAAGCACATGACTTGAACAATAAATAAAATCATAGTACCCTTAAGTTATCCTCAGTACTAAGAATTCGTTTTTTAATACCCGCCCACTCTCCGGAGCGGGTCTTTTTCTTTATTTAGAAAAGATTAAGTTTTCTCAAAAGGAAGTTAAGCGCTTGCGAAAATTTTAGGGGCAGGCTTAAACTACCTGTAGGCGCCATTATAAAAAGAGAGTATCGACAACTAAAAACTTCTTGGGGGAAGTGTATAGTGGGTATATCGATACTCTCTTTAATAATTATATCATACGTATTTTAGACAGCAAAATGATTATATCAGTTGAATAATAGATAAAAAGATAGTAATCTTATTGTATCACCCTAACAACATTGCTTTTTTTACATCCCGCTCTTTGGAGCGGGATACATAAATGAACATATTATTTGAACATATCCTGAAATGGTAGTAAGCTTTACTTAGCCTCACTAATGCGGATTGAATCCTTTAGTGGCCCGCTCTTTTCGAGCGGGTGTTTTTTTATTGAAAAGGCAGCTAGTCATGATAACTCGACAAGCTCAGGATTTATAAACAAACGTTTCTTAAAATCATACCTTCGATGCTGCAATCTTGTATTAGGAACATCTGTGACAATATCGAATAAATAATATACGTTCATATTATTTTTTGTCTTAGAAGCAGGTAGTATAAAATAGTTTTTCTTTGATTCGTATAAGTGGACTAACAGCTTATTTTCTACAAGTTTGAAATCAATTTCGGAATTCCAGTATTTATATAGTTCTTTTTCGAATTTTTTCTTTGGATCATGAAAGAACCACAACATTACCTCTTTATGGATTATCATTTCTCTCCCCCTTGTTCGATTTTACGAACTTACGTTCTTTTTGTAAAGCGAACAGAAGGTAAAGAAAAAAGCCTGTTGAACAGGCTCAAAGTTATTAACCTAACAATTCCTTTTTCTTCTCATCAAATTCTTCTTGAGTGATTATTCCGTCGTCAAGAAGGCCTTTGAATTTTCGTAACTCATCGGCATCGCTTCCAGAGGGAAAGGACTCTTTAGTATTTGAAGAAATGATTTGATCTAGTTTAGCTGCTATGTTGTTATAATCTTCCAATGTAGACTTTGTTAAGAAACTGTCTGTTTTAGATTCTGAAATAATAAGCATGTAGTTTTGAGAACGGTTTTCGGTAAGGTGAAGAATAAAACCTAATCGCTTAATAGTATCGAATTCTTTTCCACCAGTCCCAGCTCCTACAACAGCACCAACAGGACCAGCTATAACTCCACCAACTATTGCACGAGTAATGCCGTGATGTTTTTTTATTTTTCCACCTTCAAATATAGGAGTGTAGCTAATTAGTTCATCGTAATTGTATACAGCTTGTGATCTGTTCATTGTAAGAGATTTCTTTATAAAAATTTTACCATGTTTATCATCGAAATACATGTCGCCAACGTTGTAGTCACTATGGTTCTTAAAGTATTCTAGTATTTTTTCGTTTTCAGCTTTGCGATTTTCTTTTTCACGTTTCGCCTTTTCTTTATCTGCCTTGCTGCTAAACAAACCCAT